ATGCAAGAGGGGGTGGGTTTTTTCGAGACCCCCCTCCCCATGTACAGATAATAATTCATATGTATCTATACATGGATTAGAGATTTAATTTCTTTTTATTACAACATTATCGAAATACATTTGACTATCGTTTAACTTTAACATAAATATTTCTAAAATCATATTGAATTATTTCATCAATTGCTCGTTCAATTTCTTCATCGTTTTCAGTATCTGTAAATTGTTCAGAAGTTTTTGCAATTCTTGCTAAATAAGCACAAGAATTGTAACCTGATTCGACATCAAACATATACCAAGAACTAAAGTTATCGAATGGGTCATGAGGATTATCGACTGTAGTTAACATAACTTTCATATTAATTCTCTCCTTTCATATACTTAATTACAGTAGACACAGAAACACCTAATTTATTAGCTATTTGTTCATTAGTATAGCCTGATGCTTGTAGTGTTGCTATATGATTAATCTTAGCAGTACTCAAAGAATGAGTTGATCTAGGCATAGCTTTCTGTTTCACCACATCCATATTACAATTATTTAGTATCTGTTGGAGCTTATTTGGACTAATAGCACCCGCTTGTATAGCTTCCCATTCTAGGTCTGAGATTTCGATTAACTCTCTCTTAGCACCCACTTGTCTACGGGCTTTATCTAAAGCTTGCTGTCCTGCCTTTTTAATTTCTTTTTTAGTCATATCTGGATTTGCTGCTTTCTTAGCTTGTACTGCGGCATTGGCTATGGTCTGAGCCTGGCGTTCCTTAGGGGCGTTCTTTAGGGCCACGTTAAGGGCGGCGTTTAAACGGTCTACTTGGGGGGCGTATTTTTCTTTAGCTTCTGGGGAGTATGGGATGTCTTTCATATTAACCATCTCTTTACGTGCTTGATTAGCTAGGGCTTTCATTTTATTTGCATACTCCGCATATGCTATCTCTCTTGGTTCTTCGAATTTACTAACTAATGTCATAGCATCATCAGTCTCAGCCATTTTAGTACTTTTTTGTGTTTTAGTTATAGTTTTATAAGTAACTTCTCCTGTTTTAGGATCAACTACTTTTTTCTCATAAGTCACATCATCTGCTACTTTCCATGTTTGTTTACCTGTTTCTGGGTCAATGATTGGAGAGCCTTGTCTTTTTAATACAGATGTTTGTCCTTTTGCTCTAGATACAATGGTACCAGTACCTTCTCTATATTTACCATCTTCATCAATGTGTCCTTGGTATTTTCGTTTTAATTCGGCAATATTATTATCTACTTCACTTTGTTTATAGTTTAATTTGTGTTTTTCAGCATCGATTACAACCATTGAATGTTTTACTGCTCTTGCTAATTCATGATCGTTGGCTCCCATTAATGTCATATCAGTGATTAAGTTAGAGATTTTACCCATTTCATTTTGTGTATTTTTCATGTATTTCATTCCTGGAATCTCAGGATACTCCATTTTAGGATCAAATCCTTCTAGTTCTTTTAGTGGTGGTTTGGAAGAAATATTAACACCTTTTCCTGTGGGGATTACCATCGCTGTATCACCATCGAAGTCTGCTCCTGATAATCGTTCGGCCACTCTACTATTAATACATACAGCATCCATTGGATTTTTACCAATCATATTAGCTGAGTCAGCATGTTTGTTATTAACAGTAAGGATAGGAATTTCAAATAAACCACCATGAGGATAGCGAACAAGAGCAACTTTAGAACCATCTTCATAGTTTGGGGCATAGATTTCATTATCTTTTAATGATGGTACGGGTAGAATTACTTGATACTTTTGACCAGGTAAAGCAGCAGCATGTAAATGTTCGGCTGTAGAATCACAATCATCAGCAAATGATTTTAATAATGATTTCTTAACTGTTGGATTAGTTAATGACATAATTTCATCATATTCAGCTTGTTTATCAGCACTAGCTATTCCTAGTTGTTGTTTTACTAACTTAAGATTTTGTTTAGATAAGAATTGAGATGGTAATTTGTCAGCCCATTCATTCCAATCTCCTTCTTCTCTTGTTTTATTGATAGGTGATAGCTTTCTTTCACCATTTTCGTCAGTATAATAACTTTGTCCACCAGCTTTAACCAAGGCTCCGAATGGATTATCAGGATCATCTTTTATTGGTTTTAATACTTCCATTTTAGCTTTGTTTTTACCTTTATTAGTGTTAAACATAATATCAACACCATCGGGTAAGTCGTCGGAATATACAGCCATACCCTTAATATAATGTGTTCCATCGACCATAATACGAACTTGAGCATAATGAGAGCCACCTAAATCTAAATCTTTACATCCTCTACGAATTTCAACAAGTCCATCTTTCTCAATACCACCATCTTCAGCATATCTTATTGCTAATCTGTTAGAATCAAAAGAAGATGGGTATTTAAATGTTTCAAAAGTCTCACCATCATCATGAGAATGGTATTCCATAATAGAATGAACATTGTTATAATCGTACATATCTTTCCATTCTTTATCGGGAGCAGCTAATACTTTTAAATTTGTTTGTTTACCAGGGTTGTTTACTTGAGCAACACCTCCACCATATTGATGATATCCTTCTAATTCTAGCATCATAACGGCTTGATTTAGTTTCTCTCTAGAGATACCCAATTCTCTCTCAACACCAGCACCAATGTCAATCATACCTTTTTCATCTACTTGTTTTCTTAAGAAGTCAGCTGTTTGTTGTGCCTGTTTCATTCTACTTTCAGATTCGGCGTCCAATAAACTACGAACAGAAGAGTCATTTTTATACCCCATTTGTTTGGCGATTTCGTTTAAAGAATATCCTTGATCTCTCAAATCTTTAGCGATATCAACCTCAACAGCTCTATGGCCATCTTTAATCATTGTTTTTTGTAAGCGAACTTTAGTTGTAGTAGTACCTAAAGCATCGGCAATTTCTTTTTCTGTTTTACCGCGTTTAGTCATATCATGTACAACAGCAAATGATTTCTCAGTTTCAAATTGTTGTTTTGTTAACCCCATAGATTTAGCAATATCTTCATCACTAACACCATTATCAACCATATACTGCACGCGTGAAAGGAAATCCGTACAGTGTTGATAAGGGTCTTTACCACTACCCCAAGGGTAACGCCCAGAACGTCTAGGCATTCCATAATGTATTAATTCATCTAAAGACGGTTTATCATCATAAGCCATACTTTATTCCCCCTCCATTTTTAATTTTTCAATAATTTTATCAAACGTCATAATCTTATCCATAATAGGTAAAATATCATCCGCTGTTGGATGATGAACAACAATCTCATTGTTTTGATAGATTCTTAATTCCATATCTATTTCACCTGGTTTCTTATTATACTCCAGACAAAATAGAGCAGCATATATTTCTAATTGCTCCATGTGTGCTTTTGTTACACCAGTTTTTAAGTCATGGATACGCAATAAATTATTTCTAAATATAATAGCATCAGCAGTACCAAAACAGTTATCTGAATAATATAAAACTTGTTCTGGTTGCATCTTAAATCCGATGGCATCATTTACATACATGTTTAACGTTTTTTGCGATTTTGGTAGTTTTTGTCCTAAAGTAATACATTGTGCAGCGAAGTCATGTAAAATTGTCCCTTTTAAAGTGGCTTGATGTTTCAAATATGATTCTGCAATTTTATCATTATCATAATTAACCCAATGATACTTACTTGCACCTAGAAATGCATGTTTACCTTCAAGCGAGTAATGTTTGTTGAAGTTCATATAAAATCTCCTCCTTATTTTCGGGATATATGAAACTTGCGAAAGACATTTCATTCATGAGGTCCACATAGTATTCTTGATTCGGTCTATGCGATGCGTGTTCTGATTTTTTAACTTCGAGAGCAGCCCATCTATCATTGTATAAAATTATTAGATCGGGAACGCCTTGAATATAATTAGGGTCATTCTTCAGAATGATACACCCTTTAAACATAACTCTTAATTCCTTAATGAGTTTGGCTTGGAAATCTCTTTCGAGCCGTGACATATTATCCCTCCTTTTTTGAAAAAATTAAAAGCCGGAGTGTCAGTCCGGCTAAGTAGAATATAAATAGTCAAGGAGGTGTTATTATGTCTTCCTCCTTCTCTTCGTCAATCGACGAAAATGAAGAGAGAAAGAATGATTCTTATAACCATCGGATTCTGACGGCCTCTCTCCTCATAAAAGGGCATGTAATTTTCGCGTGGTCTAAAAAATAAAATTGTTTGTATGTCCCGCCTACACGTTTCTAGAAATATAAATTTCCTCCCTGGTCAGTTCCAGGACCACACCACCTTTTAATATGTATATCGCGATATCGATTCTCCGTCCCCACGTTTCATGGTAGTTAACCATCATACGGGTCCCAGGTCAATACTGGCAAATATCCATATACTCTAAGTCGATTCTCCGTCCCCACGTTTCATGGTAGTTAACCATCATACGGGTCCCAGGTCAATACTGGCAAACTTAGCTTTCTCATAATAGAACATGTAAAATATGCGTAAAAAAAGAAAAGCCCATGTAGGGCTAATCTTCAATGTAATAAATTTCTTCCAACTTATGGAATGCATTTAGTCTTCTAATAAATACTAACGATTCATCCATTGCTTTGATGTATTTTTCATCATTTTCATTTCCTTTTAATCTATCGAGAATATCCATTCTATTATTAAATTTTCTTGTAGTAGTGGCAATAGCTTCCTGTAACATACCTTCACTCATGGCTTCGTGTATAACTTCAACTTTAGAGTTTAACAGGTTTAATTTTGAGGATGCTACTTCTGCTAATTCATTATAACTTTCTTTTAACACTTTAGCATCAATTTTCTCCTTAATTAATAAACCGGTAATTACCAAAGTTGTAGTGCACGCTACACCAGTAATGATTTTACCTTTATTTTCTTTAACCACTTCTTTAAAAGATTTTTTGTTTTCTTTCATAATAAACACTCTCCTTAGATTTTATAGTCTTTCATAATACACCATGTAATTTTCACGTGGCCCAAAAACCCACTTTAGTTTGCCATACTATATATATTATATATTTTTTATATCACATTTAATAAGAGAAAAAAGTGGGAAAGTGGGCCACGATGCCCACAAACGTTGGTATTACCACGTTTTCGCTGGCCCGGTTTTGAAAATAAAAGTGGGCCACAGGCCAAAAAAAGTGGGCCAAAATATTTTTACGTACGTACGAATTCTAGCATGACCCAAATAAAAGTGGGCCAAACCCATTTTCAAATATCAATAAGTGGGCCAAAAAGAAAAGGGATTGTTAGTCCCTTGGCGCTTTAATTTTGAAACGTTTCTGAGCTTCTAAAACTTTCATTAATTGAGCGCTAAAGATTTCAATCTCTTCTCTTCTCATCATTTCATCTGCTTGAGACATAACCCCATCAGCAAGGCCGTTTGCTAATTTTGTTTCAGCATATCGAATTTTTCTTGTTAAAGTGTCTTTAAGAGATGCCAATACGGTACCATCCATTACGTCTTTTAGTAAATCCACATCCGCTTGTAGGTTTTTTAATTTTATCACCTTGATAAACTATCACACCTACAACACCGGCTACAGTTACCGAAGTCGCAACGATTTTACCTTTGTTCTCTTTCACTTTTTGTTTGAAATTTTCGATTTTACCCATAATTAACACTCTCCTTTAATTTAAGTATATCTCATAAGAGAGTATGTGTTCCTCGCTACACCTTTCTCACAAATATAAATTTGCTTCTACGGTCAGTTCCGTACCCACGTCGCTTTTATGCGGATTGACAATTCATTCCTAAATACTCTCTTTCATAACACACCATGTATTTCTCGCGCAAAAATAAAAGCCTTTGTAGGCCCTTATTTCTCTTTTGAAGATAACCAAATAACCGTAGCCAATTCAATACCAAACGCAATCGCGCAAATTAATGAAACCGTACCAATACCAACCATAAATATCAATCTCCTTTATTTATGACGTACTAAATAATTCACCAACAACACAATCAACCAGAACCCACCGGTAATACAAGTTAAGAATAAGTGAAATAATACTTTTAACATTATGCCTCCTCGAAATTAGCTTTATCGTACGGAAAAACCTTACCATTATCATCGATAATAATATAAGAATATTCACCCTCAAATACTACTTCATAATTTTTATCTAAAGTTAACCCATTTGCATCACTTCTAAAAATACGTTTTACACATTTCACTACTTGTTCAGCCATAAATATCAATCCTTTCTAATCTAAGTGTATTAAAATATACCACAACCCGAATAAACATAAGATAAACCAGCATCCAAATGCTACCTTAATCACCCTCTACTCTCCTCATATAATACAATAACCAAAGCAATAAATATACCAACTAAGAACCAACATTCCAAAGTCATACTCATCGCCCCTTTAAAATATTTTTAACATCCTCCTTACTTGGATAAGCCCCGCAACTTCCATGTTTTTCTGGACAATACATTAACGATTGACACTGAGGAACCAAGAATTCAGAATATCTAGGCTCAACAGCCAATACTTCGTTTCTCATAAGTGTTGCTACTCGTCTAATAGGTTCGTCCGCACGAAGACAAAGACGTTTATGCATGAAATGAATTAAAGCTTCAATGTCGAATCCGATTCTTAATTTAGTTGGAACACCGATTGGTAATAATGTGCGCATTAAATCGTTTGCTTGCTCTCCTGAAATACCTCGTGTTTGCATCTCACATCGTATTGCTTGATACCATTCTCTTGTTGAAAGCTCGAACTGTTCATAAATATCTTTTAGTTCCGGATCATTTGCTACTTTTGGTGAAATGTAACAATCGAAGTTATCCATATCCACATATCGCTGACTCTGACAATTCTTGAAAACACCTTGCTCATGTCTCATAATTTGGTCAGCTGTAAATCTAGGACATTCAATTTCGAATTTAAAGAAATCACCTCTACTTCCGCTGGTGTGACCCGAACGTAAGCAGTTCAGGCCAACTTTCTCAGCGTTTCTTTCATCTGTCCCATAACAAATACAAGCAATATAACCGTGATTTCGAATGAAGTGCTTAACCTCATCCGGATTCAACAATCGTACTTTAATGTCTTTTAATTCGTACATAACTATTCCTCCTCTTTCTCCTCTGGCTTAGCACAAACGAATCCTATAAAAGGACGTTTAAGTGATTCATCTCGCTCTTCCACTAAAAAATCAACTGCTTGTTTATAGGCCACACAAAAATATCCAGCAACAGCAGCTCCACCAATACTTATAATAGAAGTACCTAATAAAATCTTCTCTTTAAGAGTCATCAGATATCCCCCTCTTCTCTATTTAAGCTTTTTTCAGCTTCGAAACCTTCGGGATAGCGTGCTAATAGCTTAGAAATATTATTAAACATCACCTGCCCTAGGTCCCAATTCATAGCAGTACAATACTCGGCAACAAACCAAAGTAGGTCACCGAGCTCTTTTTTAGCGTGTTCCTCATCGAATTCATGTCCTTGGTAAGCTTTTTGATAGATACCATGAAGCTCCCCGATTTCACTAGCCATTCCATGTAAAGCGTGTTGCTCAATCTCATAATCGTATAAGTTTTTATTAATTGTTCTCGCTGCTAACTCCTGATAATCCTTCGCTTCCATAACCACATGCCTCCCTAATTTCGTTTAAAGTTAAAATACCTAATGCTAAATATAAAAGTTCTTCGTTTTTAGGGTCCATACTCAATCCTCCTCAATGTCTTCTAATGTTGGACAAATATCAATCCCTAATAACACCATTAATAAAGTTGTGATTTCGAATTCTTTACTAAACATCATAACTCCTCCTCTGCAATTGTAATAACATTATCGATTAAAGCAATGACTGTAGCTTGCCCAACTCCTCCTGGTACCGGAGTAAGGTTACCTAAAGTTTGTAAATATCCATAACTAGTTTTCTTAACATCTCCGTACATTCGTCCGTTCACGAAGTTGATAGAAACATCGACAACTGTAGCGCCTTCTTTAAAGTCATCATACTTCAAAAAGTTTGGTTTACCGACACCAGTCACAACAATATCTGCTCGTTTTACTTTTTCTTTTAAATTTTCGGTTTTACTATGAGCAACGGTTACAGTAGCGTTTCGTTGTAAGAATAATTGGGCTAAAGGTTTACCGACAATATTACTACGATTAATAATCAATATGTCCTTACCCTCGATTGGAATATCATAGAAGTCTAATAAGTCAATAACACCTTTAGCGGTACATGGTAGATTACCCGGTTTACCTAAAGATAATCGTCCTGTGTTTATATCAGTGAATCCATCGACGTCCTTACGAGGGTTGATAAGGTTTGTTAAATATTGCTCGTCTAGATGCTCTGGTAGAGGTAGCTGTAGAATGATTCCTGTAATTTCGTCATCCATATTTAATTCGTAGATTTTATTTTGAATTTGCCATTGTTGAGCGTTATCTAAGAAATAGTATAATTTTGGAACAACGCCCACTTCAATACATCGTTTAAATTTATTTTGCACATACACATCGCTAGCATTATCACCAGCGACTTGAATAATAGCTAGCATTGGTTTCTTAGGTAGTTTTGAAGCTCGTTCTTTTAATTCTGAGACTTTAGCCTCAGCGTATTTTTTACCATCTAATAACATAATATCTCTCCTTTACTCTTGAGTCTCATCATCATAAGGGATTTTTTCGTCACCTTTGGTTAAAATATAATCATCTTCGTCTTCCATATCTAAAATTTCGCTAATCCCTAAAACTTTAACTATGGTGTAGACAACGATTCCGGCTGATAGAATAGACATAAGCCCTCCAACTAAAATAATGAAGAATAACTCTTTTAAACATTCAAGAAGTAACATTAAATATAACATAATTCTCTCTCCTTTTATAAAAATAAAAGAGAGCCCGAAGGCCCTCATTAAAGCATTTGTGAATCTCGCGTATTATAATAATTCTTCATAGTCGGATAAAAATATTTCGAAATCATCCAAATTATCATCGCCTGTTGCTAGTTTATATAGAAGCACCTCCACTCTACTTATAGGATTCGGTAATTCATCCACATCATAAACCCCTAAAATAGCCATTAAATATTTTTCTACTCTCGAAAGAGGTTCGAAAGTTGGTGCTTCCTCGCCAGTAACCCAACATTTATAAAGCTCCTCAATTCTCGATAGCGGATTTGGCAAATCACTAGAATCTAGAGAATATAAAGCATATAAAAATTTTTCTAATCTTGATTTACTCATTAATATATTCACGTCCTTTCTAAAATTAACTAAGGTCAGGGGACCTTATTTCGTTTTTATAAAGTCATTTTTCCATCTTCCACTAATTCATTAATAGCACGTTCGAAAGAATATCCATGTCGCATTAAATATTCTAAGTCATCTTTTAACCAGTTATCTTGTAATTGATATGCTACTGTCTCGCATCGCCAATTATCATAATAATATTCGCTAAGATTTTTACGACAATATTCATAAGAATATTTTCTTTCCTCTTTTTTAGTCGTATCTCCATTACACCCAATAGCCATCATTCCTAAAGCACAAGCCATAATAACAGTTAACCATGTCATAATAACATCTCCCCTTTAATTTATTTTCTAGGTCCTCTGACCTTAATTAATTTTTGTTCTAACCTATTTAAAATATCTTCAACTGTAGCTTGAGTATTTTTACTCATGATAATGTTTTCTTTATGTGTTTCATACCAGTCGAAAATATCAAACAGATCGCCTGATTCCCAACTAAAAGACCACCAATCACAAATCATTTCGATAATATATTGGTAATCCATATCTAAAACCATTTGTTTCGTATTGCTCGTATGTAGTATCCAGAATTCCCAATGATGTGGATTTCTATGTCTATGGTATAATTGTGCTCGTCTGTATTTTTCTCTTTTTTCAGCATCGTTTTTATCTCCGAATATAAATGCATCGCAAGCATAGTACTCGTCTTTATTTCGTTTGGATAAATCATGCACATTAATATACCAATCATAATCATAACCTGATTCGAGTATTTCGGGCATATACTTCTTAATCCAAGAATATCCAGTCTTAACATTCGCCCTATGTCGTTCTAATAATGCATCATACTCAATACTCAATTTTATCACCCTTTAGTCAAAAGGAAAAGAGACAGTAAAGTCTCTCAATCCCAATCTAAGTCATCATCCCATTTTCCTTCGTAGTAGTCGTATCTTTCATCGTTTGGAATAATCTCATAAGTACCATCTTCGTTGAAATGCACAGTTGCTAATAACTTTCTGTCCATGCTCATAATTTTAATAGCATCATTTTGATTTCCATTCATAAAAAATCGCCCCTTCGAATTTAATGTTCTCTCATAATAGCATATGCTATTTTCGCGCGTCCGACTTTTTGTTTCCCTTTTTAAACTTCTTGTTTTCTTTAACCTCTTTCTCTTTTTTACTCATCAATTATCACCACTTTACCAGTTTCTAAACTTCGCTTAACATCTATTACCCTTTGATTTGAGCTACCGCGATACTTAAGTGTTAAGTCCTTTTTCGAAAATATAAATGGACCATCTACTAGCGTATCGATATAGTGGAGAATAACCATTGATTTCTCGTCAGCCATCAGTTCCTCGAATGTATAACCGCTCCATACATGGATTGGCTTTTTAACTTCTCGATTGAGTTGAATAACCAGGTCTAATACCTCATCCAAATCTTGTTGAAATACTTCACCTCCCAATAAACATACACCATCAACATGTGGATTCTTAGCGTAGGATATAAATTGTTTCTTTGCTTTCTTATCGAACGGTTGTCCGCATTTGAAATCCCATAACTCGCTATTAAAACAACCAGGGCAACGGAATCTACAACCACTAAAGAATATTGTGGCTGTAATTCCATCCCAATTGCTAGCGTCGTATTTTAACATTTTTGAATAATTCATATTATCCTCTCCTTATAAATGTTTAATTCTGTTAAGAATATCAAGCTTGCGCCCCTTCGTCCAAGTTGTCTCTCCTAAATACCCACAAGTTCTTCGTACTACACTTAGTTTTGTTTGGTCTCTATTACCGCATACAGGACAAACCCAATCCAATGTTTCAGGGTCGTTATCCATTATTCCCGAGTATTTACAAACTCCGCATACGTCGCTTTCGAAGTTGATTTCTGAGTAGATGATCGTTTCGTACATGTGTTCGTATAACTTGAGAACAGCGCCGACATTATTATGTAACGGATGTGTTTCAACATAACTAACAGCTCCTCCAGTAGAATATCTTTGTAATTTACCTTCAATGTTAAGTTTCTCAAACGCATCAATTTCTTCTCTGATATCCACATGATAAGAATTGGTAATCCAACCTTTATCTGTGATGTCTGGTACATCTCCAAATCTAGCTTTTAATTTTTCACTAAACCATCCAGTAGTTGATTCTTGAGGTGTGCCATATAATGCGAATCGTAAATGAGGTTGATTAATTTTGAAATTGGCTAGTTTGTCTCGTAAATATCTCATTATATGCTCGGCTAATTCGAATCCTTCCTCTGTCGTATGGGATTTACCAGTTAAGTATTTCGCTGTTTCATATAAACCAGAATATCCAATTGTGACCGTGAATCCTCGCTCGTCGATTGCTTTTAAAATATCATCGTCTGGACCAAGTCTCGAAATAGCTCCATGTTGCCATAAGATTGGCGCGATACTAGCCTTAACCCCTCGTAATTTTTCATAACGTAACTCACACACTTGTCTCGCTAGCTCTAATTTTTCGTCCATTATTTTAAAGAATTTTCTAACATCTCCTCCTGATTCAAGCGCAGCATATGGTAAATTTACAGAACATACACCAAGGTTACCTCGCCCATAGAATATAGCTTCGTCGTTTTCATCTTTAAATACACTTAAAAAAGCTCGGCAACCCATAGGTGGAAACGCATATCCATGTAACTCTTTCATTTTTTTCACCGAAATAACGTCCGGATTCATTCTTAAAGCTGTTGACTTAGCAGCAAGTTTTGTTAACCAATAATATTCGCTTCCTGGATAAGTATTGTTTTCATCTAGAAAATATAAAAGTTTTGGGAATGTTTGAGTAGCCACAACTCCGTATTCATTTTTCATCCCAGCTATCCTTTGTTTTAAGAATTCCTCTATTAACTGTACGGTTTCATATTCATATTCTGGATTCTCTGAAATGTACATACAGACAGATATAAATGGTGATTGACCGTTTGTGGTCATTAGTGTTGATACTTGATAGTTAAACGTTTGAACCGCATCTTTAATCTCGTCTTCTAACTCCTTATCAATAAGTGCTTGTAAATATCCATCATCTACTGGTAGATTCATTCGTTTATACTTTTTCGTTATCTTCTCTTTGCTTATTCTCACAAACGGTGCAATATGCGATAAAGAGATTGTCTGACCCCCGTAAGTACAGGAAGCCACTTGCGCGGCTATCTGAGTTACGAGAGTCATAGCAGTTCGCAATGATTTTGGTTTTTCGATCATCTTTTTATTAATGACAGTACCATTCTGTAGCATATCTTCCAAATTAATCAGTTCACAATTATAAGTTGAGTTTAAATAATAATCTAAATCATGAATTTTTATCTCACCCCTATCATGTGCTTCGACTAGATGCCGTGGCAGAATTTTTGTTTTTGAGATGTATTTACTCACCTCACCAGCCATTAAATCGCGTTGTGTTGATACTAGTTGAGACTGTTTGTTTGCATTTTCGGTTAGAACATCTTGGTTGGTAAAATCCAATAAACCGCACACGGCATCAATTAATTCGTTTTCGGATTTTGACATTTTTCATTCCTCCTTTAATCTAATATTTCAAAATCTCCATTTTCGTAATCCTCAGCAATTAGTGTTAGCATCATGAGGATTTCCAAGAATATCATAATGTTGTCTTCGAATTCTTCGAGTGTACCATTATTTTGAATACGGAAATCATAGTTATAGTTTTCTACATTTGCGTCCGCAGCATTTGAAGTAATCATTGGGACTCTATCGTTGTCTATGAAAATTGTTATTGCGGGTGTAGCTTTCAATAGCCGCTCAATTTCTTCTGGTTCGCGAATATCAACCACAAATACATCTGCTTGAATCTCCCCGTTATTAAATTTCTCAATTTCAGCTAAAATATCTTTATGCGACATATCAGAATATGCGGATGTTAACATTTTTAACTCATGCAGGAATTTTCTATCTCGTTCTTCTTTAGCTCCGTCCCATCCGCATAGTTTAGCAATTTCTTTAACTTTAGAAACAGCCGAATATTTATACACGTCCATATATTCATTTAAAATTTGAGCAAATGTATCTTTACCTGCTCGTGGTTTACCATTCACAACAAACACCATTTTACGACCATTAAATTTATTCATAACATTACCTCCCTAGAATTTTATGAAGCTCGACTCGTTAAACTTTCTCTTATCATTTAAAGCTCTCTCGATGGCTAAATCGATACCCGAACGCGTTTTCATGTAGTAATAATATAAATCCGTATAAGGCGTATTAAGCCTGTCTATTCGTCCTGCTGATTGGTGCATGATTTTATATGAATAATTAAGCGAGTAAAATATAATCGTGTCGGTCGTTATACAATTCCATCCTTCAGCACCAGCAGTATATTGAACCAGGTACACCCACTTATTACCAGTAGGTGTTGGCTCGTGTTTATGTCCGTTCCATTCAGCTACTATCACATCCTCTCCGTAATATAAACTCTTGAGTATTTCTAGCTCGTAGTCGAAATTGTAGAACACTATAATCTTTTTATGTGTCTCAAACAATTCCAATAATTTAGTAGACCTTGAATCGTGCGTATTGACGATTTTTCGCAAAGCATAACAAAGACCGCTAGCATTTATTATCGGTTCATCGTTCCAAATGTCCCATCGTCGTTTCATCACATCCTTATATTGTGTTGAATCATATGACACATAGATATCACAATGATGTTGAACCGTCTCCCTTTCGAATTTCATGTCAACAAGGATTTCTCTTCTTTGTCTGATTAATCGCCCCGTTCCTATGTATTTTTCTATTTTTGGAAATTTGGAAAATCTAGAGAATACCGCATGTTCTCTCATGAATTCTGTTTTGTTTTTATAGAATCCATTTGCTATAAATACTGGTATGTAATCGGACCATGTGTCACCAGGAGTTGCGGATAATAATATCCATTTGTTTTTCTTAGCTATTTGTAGAAATGCCTTAACCCAAGCACCACTACCAACCACTCGTTGTTCATCAAATATAAAGAAGGAGTCAGTCACATCCTTGTATTTTTGTATGTTATTCCAAGAGTCCACTACAACCTTATTATCGTACATATTACATTCATCGTGAGTTGATAACAAGAAGTGTGACATTTCTCCCTCCCATTCAAAGGTGTCTCTTTTTCTAGCGGTTGTTATAATATAAAGGTCTGAGATGTCGCAATCATCCATCGGTACATAGTCTTCACCTAATAGAAATTTAATACTTCCGCCGTTTTGAAGGTAATAATACGAAAGGGCTGTTAGTGATTTACCGCTACCAACCCCTCCGTTTAATATACATCCGTTTTTCATTTTATTTATAGCATCTAGCTGATAATCTCTCAATTCCATTTAAATCATCCTTTCAGAAAGGAACCTCTTCGTCATCGTCAAAGTCATATTTACTTGCGAATGCGTCTTGTTCGATTTCAACATACATTGTTTTCAAGTAAGCTTTGATTCCTTCTTTTCCATTTACTTCCCAATGATAAGGTCTAATGATTAAGTCTACATTTGCAATCTCAGCATAGTCTAAAGTACCAATAGAAACGCTGTCTAAAGGTGTTTTATTACGTCCAGCAATCATAATAACTTTAGGTGGAATATTACCATAAGCGACAGTCACTTGTAAATATGGAGTTGGTTCTTCGCCGTCTTCACGAGGTCGTAAGTATTTCACATTCCAACCTTCAGCCACTAAATCGTCAGCCATATCGTGGTCTAATACAACGCAGAAGTTTTTATTACCTCCGCGATTAAATTTAGACTCTTCCCCTGAGAAGTTTTTAAAGATTAAACGAGCATTCTCAATCATAATATTATTTGTTTTTTTATAAGCCATTACAATCAATCCCCTTTACTTTTAATTTATTTTTCTTAACTCTTCAATCACCTGATTGGTTCTATCAATCTTTAATTGGTAATTATACTGCTTTTTCCAATCTTTAGAATTCCGTTGATCTAAGATGTATAGCTCTTTGGCGTAAATATCAATGAGCTTATTTAAGACCTCGATAGTCTTATTAACATCTTCATGATTCACAAATATCATCTCCCTCGTAAAATGGGTATAATCCATAATCTCCTACAACTAATGGTGGTTTAATATATAAATCGTCCGAAACAAACCATTCAAAATCGCCATATTTATTAATAGCATCAATAGCAGTATCAACCATTTCAATAAAATGTTTGTGGTCAATATCATCCACCCTTCCCAATTTCTCAACCATTTCTGATTCCAACCATCTGTATCCTTTCGAACCCGTTGCCGCATTGTATTTGCCGTCTTTTTCTCTATATAATATTCCTCCTCCGCATCCTTCTTTGATTGGACAGAATCGTCCTATTTTACCAATGAATATATAATTGTGTTCTCCTTCCTCTAGGTTTTCATTCATATCTAAATATAAAGAGCTTGTTACTGATTTCGTTTCACACAAGTCATCGAAAGTTATCTCCTCCTTAGAGAATAGTTTTTTAAACACGTACGGAATTTGGAATTGAGTACCAGTTGCGGTCCATTTTCCTCCTTTTTTTTTATTGTCACCCGGAGAATATCCATATTGAGCTATACAATCCTCAGCTGTTGCGTATTTAGCAATGTATACAGCATCATTCACAAGACACATTCTATCATATGTTGCTTCGTGTTCAAACTCATACCCATATTGTTTTGCGAATTCCATTGTGAATTCTATAATCTCTGGTGTAGCGTCTGGAATTTTTATAGAGTCTGTTTTAATATGAGCAACTTTGAATCCTCGCTTTTGAATTTCATCTTGAAGTGTTCGCATAAATAATGCCCCACGTAATGCCACGATATTGTTTTTATTTCTCACATCTCGAAATGGGTTATCGAAGTTCGCCGATGTTAAACCGTATACAGAGTTAATCGCAATCTTTAAAGCCTGAGCAAGTGCCGCGGCTGAAGATTCGTCGTCTAAATATTTAGCCAATCTTCCACCGAACAAATGCTTGGCTTTATCGAAATCACCTCGCTTAATAGCAATACGTGTATCTAAAATATCTTTGAAGTTTTGTGTATACTCACCGAATGCGTTTAAATTGATAGCTGAATTCGGATGCATAGAAGCGACATCCAATAAAGCCACGTTACCGTACATACCTGGTTCAGCATAAACATAACCCCCTTTTCCTAAATCATCACCTCGATAAATGTTTTTACCATCAATATATTCGTAACCAGGGAATGCGTTAATTACATCCATACTATTCATCCCCTCTATTAATATATTCTTCTAAAATATAATAGTTTTCCATCTGTTCACCGGCATCGTTACCATAGAGCCGGCAAATACTATCGAATTGTTTTTTATCCTGCTCGTTTAATCGAGAATATAAATCCGGATAGTCATCGATAGTGAAATTCTCAAATACATACCCGTATAGAGTTTTGGTTGCGTCTTCTTTTTGTAAATTGATTAGTTGATGTAGAATATCATTCTTAAATTCATCATCTAATAGATGAATGTCGAGTTGTTTTTCGGCCACTGAATTCAATAAGATTTTTCTTTGAAGAAAATCCACCTTATCGTTTAAAGTCCAATATGATGGAAATTGTTGCATAATAATCCCTCCTTTTTAAAATCAAAAGAAAAAGAAGAGGTTGGATTTGAACCAACAACCCTTGCGTTTTACAGCACCGCTCTACCTGGTTGAGCTACCCTTCTTTCTCATAATATAAGTTGTTATTTTCGCGTACTATTTCTTACAACGGTTAAAATATAAAGCAAGTGTAGTTAATCCTGAGCCTAGCGCAACAGCCAAACTCAGAGATACGCCGATAATGATGTTAGCTAAACCTATTTCTTCCATGGCTTGGTCGTATACTTCATTTACTAAATTACGTTCGGGTTTATTATTTTGCTCTTCCATTATATACGAGCCCCTTTTTTGGCGTAAATATATACACCGACGGCACAAGAGAAGCTCACAGCTGCTCCTATAACGCACACTTTAACTAATTTATTTCGCATAATAAAACCTCCTAATAGAATTGTTCACCCGTAGCTAAATCCGTATAGACAAGCTGCGGATGTCTTTCTTTACCAAATATAATTCTTGTAGTAAGCGTGTTTGTTGTGTCATTTACTGTCATACCCGCTAAATCCGCTAATATCTTTCTCGCCGTGAAGTCGCCTTTTAGATTGTTGAACACTGCTTCTGTGGCAATAACATCATTATCACAATATTCAGCTACTTCGATCCAACGCTCTTCGGGTACCGGTTGGTCCCATGGTAACCCTAGTTCCTGGTGATGAATACCTAGCTCAATCTCCCATTTTTTTAGAGATTGTTTCTTAGCGGCAAAGTCATATACATCCGTATAAGATAAGTTATATGCCTCTCCGAAGAATCCTTTACCTTCAGTTATTATTTGTTGAGATAGTTTGTATAGTTGCTCATTGGAATACCCCATCATTCGTGCATACATAATATGGTTGTCATAACGTCTACAGTTAAATCCCACGAGTCTGAATCGCATTAAGTCTTCTATTTGAGCTGGTTTAGGGTTTATCATGCGTACAACTTTTTGATCTTCACCCTCAAACTTCCAGTTAACTAAGAATAAGTTCGGAAATACCTCAACATCGTAGAATATAATTTTTTCATTGTCATTTAATACCGCGTTAGCTGGTTCCTTTGATTTGAACTGCATCGTTTGAACCAACTTGATACAATACTCGGCTTGATGTGTGCTACAAGCGGCAAATGACAACACTGCTGGTTTTAAATCTGTTACATCATAATGTAAATCGCTATGATAAGCATCATCTAGTATCTTATGAATGAAATCCACACTAGGTTTTGTTCCTGGATGAATCTCTTTTCTAATATTTCGCTTAATAAGCGTACGAATACCTTTCTCGGTTTTAATAGCCTCAAAGTTAACCACTTTATCCTCTCCTCTCAATGGTAACCCCGAACTAATGTTCGCGATAGGTAAATCATTACATCTCGTAAGTTTACGTCTTAGTGAACTTTTACCCGAGTATACCTTAACCTCAATATGTTCGGAATATATCGAGCTAAGTTTACTAGGGTCTCCCGTGTAAATATAATGCAAGTGAACGCCATTTCCACTCTTACTGAGCTCGCCGTAAGTTGGTGGCCATTTACTCGCTTCTTCTAGATTGCGTTCTAGACATTTATTTCCATTCTCGTCTGGAATATCAAAGTCAATTACTATGTGATTCTCCGGAACCTTCACATAATGTAATTGAGTTGTATCTATATCCTTTAGGGTTGTAGAAACATTATCCCACTTTTTACTCGGCGTTCCTTTTTCTGTAGCATACTGAGCAAAGCAGTTTTCACACATCTCATCGAATACTGATTCTGTATATTCAAATATCAATTTCGGCTTCTCTTCTACCGGCTTTATCTCAGTTTGCTCTTCTTCGAATTTCTCTTCTCTAAAACCAATATAATAACTTCTAACCCGCGTTTCATCGTCAAGTCTATATCGTTCTTTATAGTCTCTGAAATAGTTTCTTAATTCCTCTTTAAATACTCGTTTTGACATCGGATATGGTACTTTAGCCTCGTCGCAATAAGTTTTATACATCTCCCATGCGCATTTGAGAGTTGTTCCATTCTCTTTCTTAAATACAGGAAACGAATCTAGTACATAGTTATAAAAGTCATTTGAAGCTCCCATCATAGAGATTGGGACGTAGTCATCATACGCTCCCGGGTTTGCGTTGAAGACATCCAGACAGTGCTTCGCGATTGCACCGAGCTCAAATGAAACTCTTTTCATAACAGCTTTATACTCATTCGGGCTTAATTTATTCCCTGACGGTGATACGTCTATCAAACGTCGGATTAAACCCGATTTAGCGTCTGTAATTTTTACCGGTTTATTCGTACCCATATATAAGAAACAGTTAAATCTACTAGAATATGCGGCTTTAAACTTCTCGTTTACTGTCATTAACTCGTGAGAAACTAAACTATTTAATCTAGTGTTATCCTCAATTCTTGATAAGTCACCATCGTGTTGAATGGCCACAAGTGGATTACTCTTGAATGATTCAAGCGCAAATGAATTACTGCTAGAACCCAATGCCCGTGCATCAAATACTGAGTAATATCCATCGAATAATTGTTGTATAATATTCAAGATTGTTGATTTACCTGTACCGGCCGAACCATAGAATACCATAAACTTCTGAATATTCTTTGATTCGCCAGATACAATAGAACCTATAGACCATTCAATCTTATGTCTTTCTTCCGGAGAATATAAAGTGGAAATCAGTTTTTCGAATGAGGAATAATCTCCATCCTCTAGTGGGTATGATAGTCGTTTACTCGCATAATCCGTCTTAGTGGTCTCCATATTAGAGAATATCAATTTGTCATCTAGAGTATGGAAGGAATCCCGCATCTGTCTTTGACAATATTTATGCCAGGCGTCTATCATGCCAGATTCGGCGTCCCACATATGCAGAACCCGAATCGTAGCATCAAATCTATCTTTGTTCTCTTCCGCGTATTTATCAAGTTCTTTATCTATCAATTGTAGTGCATCTTGTTCATCAGTTGACCATAATCCTAATTCTTCCAACCATATAGCATAGAAGTCACCACCTCGTATCATAAGGTCGGAGCTCTTTTTGATTATGAATTTTGGATAGATTTCGATAACGCCTCGTTTGGTACTACGTGTCGAGATCATTAAGAAATCAATCATGCCGTTCATCCCCCTCCTTTATTAACTAACAACGTGTTTCTTGATCCATATTTAAAACCTCTTTTATTTTATATCAGCTAAGTATTTTTGATACTCGATATACATACTAAAGCCTATAAGAGCCGTAGCACAAATGGATATGGTTATTACAACTTGTTTAGTGTTTTTACCAACATCCTTATTGTCGGTTTTTATTTCTATTTTATTTTTTGGAATATCATACATAAATCTAATCATGTATAATCACCTCGGCGTTAAAAGCTGCTATTGTCGCTCTAATACCAAATATAAAAGCGGCACCAAGAACCACCATCTTAGTTATTCTTTTAATTTTCAACATGTTAGTCATCTCCTTATAAAAAGCTATCTAAATACCAACACATTTGTTTCCATATTTCAACTTCTCTTAAATCGTCCTTACATCCTGGAATGTGAATAATATTTCCTCGGCCGTCCGGTTCATAGTCTCTGTCCAAGAAGTTTTCTACTTGCCCATATACATAAGCCGCGTCAAATTTTCTATCTGTCATCCATGATAAGTCAAGATTATCGAGCATACGCCAGAACCAATAGCGAATATCCATCTCGCCTGTAATGTTTTCCATATGTAATGCCACTGAAACGATAAGTTCTAATACCGTACAAGGACGGGCCCAGTCCATTATACGAATATCACCACCATCGTTTACATAATACCATCTCATGTTTTCTCCATCTGCTGCTCGATTCTCATCATAGTCGACAGAATATCTAAAACTCATATCGTGTAACATTCCAAACAGTTTTCTAAATCCCCAGCCACCTTCATCATACATAGCTAAGTGATATAACCAATCAAAGTAATCATCCAATACAACGTTCATTATAGTCTCCTCCTCTCATTAACCCGAGACTATAACTGATGAGGTTTCTTTTCTTTTTGGAATGGTGGTTCTTTTAAGTCCGAATAATTCCAATCATCTCGTAGAATCTCGTAGTCTGTTCTATAAATATCATTTCGTACATAAACTGCTGTGGCTCCGAATTCCTCGAATACTTTAAGGTTTTCAAGTCCAACGATCACATCCGCTTCTTCGATAACATCATCCACATCATCCACTAATACACCGTCTGCGAAATATGTTAATGTCATTGTATCATATCCGGGTTCTTCTCCGAATTCCGATGGGTCGATAACATATGGGTCATCGTATTGTGGAACATTAATAGTTTGTGGTTTGTTATAGTTTGTATATCCGTTTTCTTTAACGATTTCTTTTACCACATCAACATCTTGAGGTACTTCAACCTCAACTTCTGGTTTTTCCTCTTTAACTTCATCGTGTTTATTTCTATAATATTCACGTACTTCTTCTACTTCTTGTTTAGCGTCCTCCAACGCTTTATTACGCACTAAGCAAGCTCCGGCTACAGCACCAACAGCTAAGCCGGCAGCAAATATAAATAAGCCTTTCATAACTATTCCTCCTCTTTGTTAATTTCTAATAAAAGTTTTTCTAATTCATATTCATGTTTCATTTGATAACGCTCATTAGCGAAATCCAATAACGTTTTTAATGCAACAATACCAGCGCCTAAATATAAAGCATTTTTAACTGTGTCGTGAGATAGTACGGCTTCTAATATCGAGATTAATCGTTTAATATCCGCATTCTTCTTATTTCCATGTTGATTCATCCAATCTCTAAATAATTCGTTTCCGTCCATGTTACTCCACCTCCGTGAATTTATCAATCAATTCATTAATGCGAGTTAACATTTTCGGGCTTGTGAATTTATCTTTAGCAGCACGTAACATATCTAGTTTTTCAGCATTAGTACTATCCGAATTAAGTATAAGCGTTAGAAAGCAAAGCTCGGTATTATTATTAACTGCGTTAATTCGATTATTAATGTTATCTACCGTAGCTGCGATACCATATACTACTCCTAAACCACCAGCGACAATAAGTGTTTTTGCTACTTTTTCTTCTACTTCTTTTTTGATATCTTCCGGTTTATTTTCGGTTACCTTTTTCACACATTTATGTAGTAATTTACCACCTAACGTACCAATAGCGAAAACACCCACACCAATCAATAACGCTTTTTTCATAATAACATCCCCTTTTCTATTTTACATTAAATCCCAAATATTTCCATCAACATTGAAATCTAATAAGATGTTTGTTTCGTATCCATTTACGAATGCTCGAACACGTTCTTTGCTCATATCATAAATACCGAAATCAACGAAGTTGTCTCCGTTTGGATTCTCTCTATCATATACCCAACCAACAATTTGTCCAGCTTTAGATTTTTCTAATCCTAACATTTCATAAACATCATTTAAGAATAAACGTCCTTTTGCTCGTAATAAATCGTTTGCGTATTGTTGTTGAGCTTTTAAGAACATTAAATTGTATTCTGGATCATTTTGCCAACATAGGCTTGCTGCATCGAAGAATCGTGCATAGTCAGAATATAAAGTTGGATTCATTGTATTAACAGTTTCTGTTACAGTTGTTTCGTTTCCTTCTTCGTCCGTAACAGTTTCAACAATCTCTTCAGCTTTGATTCCATAACGGATTTCTTTTTCTACTTCTTCTCCGAAACGGTCTACAACTCGTTGTTTGTATTCTTTGAACGATTTATCCACTGTTAAATATGCTGCCGATAATGCAGCATTACGTTTTTTCATAATATCATGTGAAGCTAACACACATCCAACCCCAGCAACACCAACGGCTACGGCTGGAGCATATAATTTAGCAACTTTAACTCCTGTTTGAATATAATTCACAGCTAAATCTTTTTTAGCATCTTCTTCTGTATATTTATCTTCGTAATTTGGATTAGATGCAACTTCTTTAATTTTATCTCGAGTTTCTTGTGCTTCTTCTAAAATATCATTTAATTTTAAAGTGGCTCTACAAGCCATTACAGTGCCTGTAACAACACCAACAACACCAACACCCATTAAAATTTCAGGGCTATGTTTTTCAACTTTACCTTTAACACCATTATATACATTAACAAATTTTTCTTTCATAATTAACACACTCCTTTTTTATTTTTCATTTTATCGTCGATAAGTGAACCAACGCACGCAAATGTGAATAGACCAGCAATACCAAATGCTACTGCGAATCTATGTTCTAAAATTATTTCTATAACACCACGAGTAAATATTAATTCCTCATTATTAAACTCTTGAATATCATTCATCGAGTAACACCTCTCTTTTTAGAAGTGCAATCTTTGACTATTTCAGGAATGCAAATACCAACTAGAACCCCGCATGTGAATCCGAATATCGCTCCCACTCTAAACTTTCTCATAATTAACACACTCCTTTAGATTTTTTAATCATATTATATAAACTATGCCCAATGGCAGTACCAATCATCATATAACCAACAATAACCATCAAACTTCCCATAAATAACACTCTCCTTATTTAATAATATAAATCACTGTTTGTGGTTGCTTTGATGAGTGTCTCATATGTAAGCAACCTAAAATTACAAGGCCAGCTGCTACGCCGGCCGCTATCACTATTTCTTGTTTATGGTTCTCTAATTTATCTTCAACAATAGTATCAAAAGCCCCAACTGTCATCTCGCGTTTTTTCTCCTTCCAGAAGTTTTTAAAGACTTTCATCTTCGTCGACCACCTTTTTTAATAAATTATTAACAATAGCATCTTCATAAATACCAACAACAAAACCAATCTTACCCCAATGACGTAAGAATGAAACACAACAAGTAATTGCTAAAATATAAAGTGCACCTTCACCAAAGAATTTGTATAAGAAGAAAGCGAATAAAGCATCTAAAATGATCATAGAAATTTCCCTCCCCGGAATTTTTTGATTAATCAAATGGTAATGCTTTTGGAAGTTTAAGTAAATATCCATCTCTCACACGTTGCACATCAGCGTCTCGTAAACGAGTCCATCCGTATTTATTATCTGTATAACTTCCATTAATACCAACTAAATCGTACAAATCAGCAACGCTAACCATACCATAAGTATCGATTAAGTCTTGCATTCTGTCTAACACTTCTTCTGCTTCTCTACGAGTGTCTAGAATAATATCGTCGTAATCATATCCTCGAACTCGTGTTCGTGTCCCTCGTTCATAATCTCGTTCTCGTTCGTAATATTTCGTATAAGATACTCGTGAATCATTACGACTACGATTTTTAGGTTTAGTTTCACCATATAATAACATATCGATTCCGCTTGATACCATTTCCGAAATAGCTTTCTTAGCCGCTGGTAATAATACCTCCTGGATAATATAATCTTTTACACTATGAACATCCTCAGAAATAAAAGCGTCTGCGAATTTTCGTACCTCATTTTTCTTACGAGTTTTACCCGTAGCAACACGCTCAACTTTTTTTACTGGCATTACCTCCGTATTAGAAGCCTCCTCTTTGCTTCTATGCGAATTTCCTTTGTATTCATTCATAACAAACATCTCCTTTCGAAATATAAAAACAGAAAAAAGAGAGTAAGTGTGGATTCGAACCACCTCTCACTGCGTCGGGAATGACCAGCTCTAACCAAGGTCTCACTCTCTCATAATACACCGTGTAAATTTCGCGTACTACATAAATCTGTCAAATCCATATTGAGGTGGATTATCGAAATGCGTCACAATACATGGTTTATCATCTTCTGAAATGATTGAGCTAAACGAAACTTCAATCATTCCTTTTGAAATATCCCAACCTTGTTCGTATCCAATGTCAGTTGGTTTCATGCCTAATTCGAAATAGAACTCGTTCAACGATAAGATGTTGTCGTTCAATAACTTGTAGTTCATGTCGTTTACCGCTTTCTGAATCACGTCGATGTTTGATTTGAAGTAGCGTCCGGATAGCATATCGTAACATAAGAATTCCTCCTTACCCAAACAGTTAACAACCACCGGTCTGTCTTCGACTCTATCTCTTGCTATTGCATCGCGAATCTCTTTTTCTTTTTCTTCACCTAGAGTCTCAACAACTTTACTTCTATACTCTAATAAAGCCGATTCCGATAACTTATAAGCTCCGGCTAACATCGCATGTCGTTTATTTTGAGTTGTAGTTGCGGCGATAATACAAGCAGCCGAAGTACAATATCCAACAGCTGCTGGGACGTAGCATTTCCAAGTTTTCTTAACTACCTCAAATTTCGTTAAGTCTTCATCCTCCTGTTCTAGAATATCAAGAGCTTTGGGTGTCGCTTTTACAGCTAACACGGTACTTGTAAGCATACCAGCCAAACCAAACCCGACAAGAATCTCAGGACTCTTCTCTGTCACCTTAGTAATCATATCATTTCTAATCTGTTTGAAATCCATAACATGACCTCCTAAATATAAATTTATGAAACGCAAAAGAACAAGCCGTTGCGGCTTATTCTCCTTGATTAAGGTTTGCTAATTGTTCGGCGATAGCTTTAGCTACTTTTTCATTGACAATACCTTCTAGTTTTTTATCATTAGCATAATCCGTTAACAATGAACCTACTACTGCAAACGCACCACCCAATAATGCCACCACTTGAACAGTATCGACTTTGAAATTTTTCATAAAGAACACTCTCCTTTAAATTAGTTTCGTCTTTCTCATAATAGGCGTTGTAATTTTCGCGTACTAATACCATTGAAGATAGTCTTTGGTTGGTTGCATGTTAAATCTAATAGCGAATGCTTGTAGTCCGTCGTGTGTTGTGATTTCGTCGAATGTGGCTTCAATCCAAGAATATCCAATAACTTCCCAGTCTCTAAGAGCGGCCCATCCAACAGTTTCGCCATATTCAGTTGGACCAAGATTGAAGAACTCATATACCTCGTTTAGTTTCAAAGCACCTAAGAAATTAAACATTCTATTCATGTTATATTCCGCTTCTTTCATATCATACATACTCATTTCGAAATATCTATTCGAGATTTCATCATAGAATAATCTAGGCTCATGTAACGAACCGTATTTCTCATACAACTCGATTTCTTTTTCTAATTCAGCTCGTACTTTCGCTTCCCCCTCCTCACCAAATACTTCTTTTACTTTTCGTTGGTATTCTTTGAATGTGCTATCTAAATACGTATATGCACTTAATAATGATGCTTGTTTGTATTGGTTAATTCTATTTGCACTTAAGATACATGATGCCGTTGCTAAGCCTGCTAGTACTGCTGGAATATAAGCTGGAGCGACAGCTAATACTTTCTCAAAACGAGTAAGAGGATATCCATACTCCTCTTGTTTAAATTTCTCTTTTTCTTCTAATAAACGTAAAGCTTTCGGCGTTGCTGTGGCGGCTAATATGGCCGTACTAGCGACTCCAACAACACCTAAACCGGTTAAGATACTCGCACTATTTTCAACACAAAAATTTTTCACTTTTTCCATAATAATTTCCCCTTTCGAAAAATAAGAGACCGCGTTTAAACGGTCTTTATTTCTTAAGAATTACTTTCTAAATTTGAATAATGCAGATAAAGATTTTCCAGCCATTGTTGTGAAGATGTGATCCTCTTCGAATTCACAAATCATACGAGCAAACCCTTTCTTACAAGCAGCTTCAATCAAAGGTGCCGCTACAACAGCCATACCGACTTCGACAACTTTCACAATTCTATCTTTTTTATCTTTATCTTGTTCATTTTGTCTATCGATTGCCTGCATAGCTTCCTCAAAAGCAGCTGATGCTACGTCAGGATTATCTACTAATGATTTTTTTAAACGATCATTAATCACTTCTTCTAACAATTTTTTGTTATCTTTTTTCATAACAAACATCTCCTTTAAAGTTAATTCTTTCTCATAAAAGCAGTGGTTATTTTCGCGTGATTCGTACTAATAAATATCTTCTTCGATGTAGTTTATTAAAGTCATCTATAATCATCTTATATACGTCTTTATTAGCGTCGGTTTCATTTATTTGAAATGCTCCGTTTTTAAATCTAATGAGTGTAAATATCCATGAAACAATAAATCCTAATACAAAACAAACAGCATACAACATAATCAATCTCTCCTTTCTAATGTTGCTCTGTTTCTATAACCTCGTTTGTCTTTGTTTTTCTTAGAAGCTATAATATCATCGATAAATCTAATATACCTAGGATCGTCACTCAATCTTTTATGGCTATGTAGTAAATATAAATTCTTCGTCTTTGGTTTTTTGTGTCTTATAACGTTATCGATAATGGTTTTAGCCATATTGAAACTTTCCAAATGGGTGTGTCCTTCTTCCCATTCTTTATTTGTATTATATGCTATATATCCGATTTTCTTTCCACTTTTAACTTTCAAAATTATAAAATGCTCTTTCTCATATACTTTTTGAGAATTATCACGTTTGTCTTTTTTACTAACACCAACCCATTCATCCGCCATAATCAATCTCTCCTATGTCATTTTAGTTTTTCGGTATAACCTAAACTAATCCAACCAGCTCCCGATTTTAATTTACCCCAACCATTTTTAGTTTCAACTATCGTATACACTTGTCCTTTTTTCACTGTTCCTGAAACAGCATAAGATACTCCAGGACCTTTACGTACGTTTAAATTGTTAGCAGTGATTTTAACCAAATAGTTAGATGATGATACCACCGAAGACGCTGTCGTCGTATTACTGACACGTTGAGTATAGCTTAGATTAATCCATCCAACTCCTGATTTTAATTTACCCCAACCATTTTGAGTTTGAACGATTGTGTATGCTTCACCTTTTCCTAATTCTCCACAAACAGCATGAGATACTCCAGGACCTTTACGTACGTTTAAAGAATCAGTATTAACCTTCACAATATAATTAGTATTTGTTGGCGTACTTGTTTGTGTTGGTGTCGTAGTAGACCCACTATTAATATAGTTTCTTACTAATGGGATGAAGTTTTTCTCGATTGCTTCTCTCGAGTTACCAAATCCCATAAAGTTTGTTCCCGGACAAGTTTTAGCCGAACGTCCTGCTACATAGTCCCCAAGATATGAACCACCTGCTGTAAACCAAGCATGACATCTAATTGTTGAAATTGAGGGTGTAATATTGAACTTTTTACATAGCTCTCCATACACGGCAATGACAGCTTGTTTTTGTTCGTTAGTCATAACATCTTGTCCGTGATCAAAGTTCCCATAGATCTCAATACAAATTTTGTTGTAATTCCAGCCACGGATACCGATAGCTGTTGTATTAGCTAAACTTCGCCCAGTAACAATCTTACCATTTGGAAAAATAGTAAAGTGTTGAGCAATATCATCCCAACCGTTTGTATTAACATGAAAAGACTTCATATTATTTTGACGTGTTAATTCATCTTCATGTGTACCATTAGCTTTATAAAAATGTTTGTAGCTTGGTGATGCAGTATGATGAATCTGAATCCCCGTATAATTATAGTTTCCTTGTTTTTGTAACCAGCTTTTAAATTCATTTACGCTCATTTTAGTAAAACCATAACGTGTTTCACTCATATCAAATTCTCCTTCCACGGTTTCATATAATTGGTAATCCTCTGCGGATTGATAAACCCCTTCTTCACTTTGTTGCTCCTCAAATATAAAATCCCCATAATCACATATGAACACTTGTGTTCGCCTCCTATTTAATTAATACCTCTACATCTTGAGAATATCCAAGTTTTTCTAGAAGTATTTGTACTTGGCGAACTGTAAGTTGATCTACTCTATTTTGAATGTTTTCTCGTTCCATATAATTTTGGACATACTCAACACCTTTTGTATCGAAAGAGTCTTCCCATTGACGAGTCGCTCTTTCAGCATCGTTTTTATTAGCTAAAATATTCGTGCTGCATTCATCATCAAGTCTAACAAACGAATTAGCTACTCGATGATATGCCTTATTGTCGATTTTAGCTTTCGGTACCTCCACCACAATCTTTTTATCTGTGGCTCTGATTATCTTAGACTGACTTAAATCAACAGTTAATGCGTAGTAGAAATCCGCTCTACCTGTAAGTTTATACTCGCTTTTAAAACCAAAAATACTATCACGTTTATATACATACGTATGTCTAATATTAATGGTACTATCCAATACTTTGAAATTACATTCTTCGTTTAATTGTTCTTTTAAAGTTGTAACATCGATTATTGTTTCTGTATAGTTGTGTTTTTGTTCCGTCATGTTCTTTTGAATATAAAGGTCCTCCTCTAGTTTATTAATTTCATACTGCTGATTTAAAAATACTCCCGTTAAAACCACACCACTCAATCCTACTGCCGCTGCTTTTTTACCTAAGTTTTTTGTATTCATTTCAATACCCCCTTATAAATATAAAATGAAGAGGGTAAGTACGGAATCGAACCGTATTACACCGCCCGAAATTCGTGGTCTTACCCTCTTCATTAAAGGGTTTGTGTTTTTCGCGCGATCATTTTATAAATAATTCATTATTTGAATCAATTATGATTGTCTTTTTTGCACCATCCGCATTAACCATTGTTAACTGCGTCTCGTTACTTAGAAAAACATTACCAGAATAACTTCCATATTTTATTTTATCGATTGTCATATCGCCAATAAGATTATTATATAAATATACTTTTTTATGGTTACCAATATTATCTACCTCTATACCATATTGTTGTATACTCGCATCATCGGTTATAGTGTTGAATAAAACGGCGACGTCTGTCGTGTTATATAGACGTATCCCCGATATGGAAGTATTTGATATTTTATTACCAAAAATTGTTGCATTTTTACTTGTCTCAGCCACTGAAATCCCTCGTTCTCCACCGCATATGTAATTTCCATAGAATGAGTTATTAGCCCCACTAGATGATATAGCTACGCCTTTACAAGAATTAGGAAAAGTATTCGATGATATCGACGAGTTGGAAGCCGTATGTAGGACCATGCCGGTTGACATCGAACCGATAAACCTATTATGTGATATAATATTGAATCCGCCACCGCTAAAACTCATCCCTCGGATAGAATCGCATTTTCCAAAAATAATATTCCCATTAATCGTTAGATTTCCGGTCATATTGGCGAATATAGCAGATTGGGTTAGTGTATATGAAGGGTCAACAGCACTTGGTGTTTCGATATAGTTATTCTCGATGACACAATATGATGATGTTGTCATCCCTTGCCATTTTGGATTTCTGCATTGATTATTCGATATAATACAATATTCAGAGCTTTCGACATGGATACATACTTTAATATTGTCTTTCGCATCGATGAAATTATCACTTATAATTGAATATTGCGCATTTAAATCACAACAAATACCTGCTCTACTGATTTGTTCCTGGTTGGATTTACCAAACACTCTATTGTTTGTTATAATAGCCCCTCCAGTCATGCACAAAATACCATCATTTGGAAAACCTGTATTTATCGGTAGTAAATTCGTTATTAGGTTATTATCTATAGTACAACCGAATTGTGGACCCCCATTCACTCCAAACATTATACCTAATACGAAATTATCTATTTTATTATCTTGGATGATACAATCATTTCCGACTACATGTATAGCGCAACCTTTCGTGAACACAGATGTTGACGAAGGGGTGAAATAATCGGGGTTTTCAAAATTTAAATTTTCAACAACACTACCATCAGCACGAATACGTAGTAAATCAAAATCAACCCCTCCCAACACTAGAGTTCCGCCTCCGTTTACCGTTACTTTTTTGTCTATCGTGAGTGAACTGGTTACAATATAGCGTCCTTTTGGAAATACTAGCGTGTCACCATCGGTTAAACTTTCGATGGCATCTTGTATGGCTTTTGTGTCGTCGGTAACACCATCACCACCTGCTCCGAAATCTTTGACTGATATGGACGCGTTACTCTCTATTTTATTTAATCGAGTCGTGATATTAACCATCTCAGCCTCGACCGTATCAACCATACTAGACATCTCAGCTTCCGCATTATCGATTATATTAGTTAATTGGTTTTCAGCACTAACAATAGCCGAATCTATCTCATTAACCGCGGTTTGAATTTCGTTCAACCCTGTGACGAATTCGTCTTCCAAAAACGTCAATTTAGAATCAATTCTATAAACATCCAAATCTACCGCATCTTTATTATCTTTTATCGTATCCTCCAAAGCGTCCATTCGTTTGCTATCATCAGTCAATCGTTCTTCTAAAATATCAAGTCTACTATCGGCCTCCACATGTCTATCTATATCATTGTTATTGATGGCCTCCAGACTCAATTCAATTTTATTTAATTTAACGGCGGTTATTTTATCTCCGGCTTTCCATTCGGTTTTATTATAAGTGCCGTCTTCGTTAAACATATTCGCCATTAATTATCACTCCTTTGATTTAAATGTTAGTCTATCTAGACCTTTAGTTGAATTATCATTCCAGATTCCTAGAAATGCGGTGATAATCGCGACGATAGCTACTGGATTTTGAAGAATGCCATATAAGGCTTCTCCTAATAGGCTCCAACTTGTTAGTTGTTGGAAATCCACACCAGCAGCTGAGAATATCAACGCGAACACCGATAACCAGAAATATGGGTTTTTAAGTTTTTCTTTCATTTTTTTCACCTTCATTCTATTTTATATTTTTTTTGCGTGCGATATAACTTAAAATTTATACACTTCGAAAACACCCATTAAGTATGTTGATACTTGATTTGATGTTATGTTTTTTATTTTAACCCCATAGCTATCTATATAAAATTCAAACCCATCATGTGAAATCATATCATTTTCTATATTACTACCATTAATAATTAAATAAAAAGCTCTAACCCCGAGACTAGAATATATGACACCTCTTACTACACCCATTATATATTTGCATGATGGGTAATCAACGAGTACCCCGGATGATTGCGCGCCCAATTCATGATAATTCTTAAAAGTTGTATAATACATTTCAGGTTTACCACCATCAGGATACGCCGCTATTTCCGATGGAAACTCTACTTCAACTTCCCTATCTCCGCGATAGAGAATTATAGGGCTATCGATTTTACTCTCTTGATCCCCGACAGCCACTGTTCGAATAGTATGAATCATTTATTCTCACATCCTTTATAAAATATAAAAGAGGGTTCATCGATAACCCTCTTATAATAAATTAATAAACATACTAATAATGGCGCTAAATACCGCCAACCCCATAGATATAAATATACCTGTTTGTTGTTTTTTACTCTCTTGCATATTACCCCTTACAAATTGTTCCATCGTGTCGTTTCGTTTCTCGAGAGATTTGATTGTTCTATCATGTTCTCTATTTTGAGCTTCTAATTGGTCGATTCTAGCTGCAAGTCGTTGTTCTTCGATATTGGATAGCTTAGCTTTTACGAATGACATATCTTGGACAAGTTGTAAGAGGAGTTCTTGAATTTTTTCGTTGTCCATTTAATCACTCCTTTTCATTTTCAAATACGATGTAACTCGATACCCTCAAAATATACATGAGTTTTTCGAGTTATTACTTGTATATGATGAAGTCCTAAATCCAATTTATGATTCGTTATATCAGTTAATGTTTCATTATTAACCCTAACAATGACATCTCCGATTACATTTAAACTTATTTGTTTTTTTTCATTATTAAATAAAAACATATCCATTATAATCAGATCCGATATATCCGAGCGATTATAGTTAACTATATATTTGAATTTAGAATTCATATTTCTTTCAAAAGTGGAAATATCAGATTTGACATTTTGGGCGAATATCGTTATCAACTCCATATCACTACTATTAATGACTCTAGGACATAGTTTTGAAAAATATAACTCACTCTCATATCTATGACCGATATCACTGAAATGCAGTGTATCGGGCTGTATTTGATCTATGTTATGAGCCGAATATATCATGAATTCTTCCGTGGGTTTAGTGATATCGATTAACTCCAAATTGTATTTATTCGCTAATTCTTTTTTAACATTATTACTAACAGAATTAATTTTATGAGCACGACATTGTTCTGCTGAGCCGTTTTTCATTAATACCGCTTGAGTTGTTAATAGAAACGGCTGAATCCCTATCCCGATAAAATATGTTATTAATCGTTCAACACTCGCTTTAAAATTATCATAATATACTCCAATATCACTTGTTAGACTATCATTTATTCCATAACTTATACCAACCATTTTAGCATCGCCATACTCAGACATTATCGTTTCTATGTTTTCATAAGCCCAAGAAGCGGTTTTACCAGAAAATCCAGCGTTATATATTCTTACATTTGTATTTCCTGTTTCTTCCTTTATTAATTGCTCTAAGCGGTATGGATATGCATAGGGGTTAATGTAATCCGTACCTGGGACATTTCTAGTTGTATGTGATGTAGTATTTCCATCCGTTGTACTATCCCCTAGAAACATTATTGGGTATTTATTACCCCTTTCCCAATTATTCCATGCTTCATTTAATGTGGTTTTTCTTGTGTTAGACACATCCTCAACATGCCAACCCCCATTTCCAACACCATCGATCGTTATAAAATTATTAGAGAAAGAATTAAACATCTTTCCCTCATATAATGTACCCAATAAGAATTGTCCGGATAAAGTATTTTGAATCACATCATCAAACTCATATGTAACTATTTTTAACGTCTTCGCATTGATGTAAACATTTAAAGCTCTCGTAGTATTCTGATAGTAACAAACTCCACTTGGAACATATGTTTGTTTATAACCTCCCACAGGTAAAGTAAAATTGAAACTACTATAGGACATCGTTCGAGCTGTTGTATTAATATCCATATGCCCATTGAGCATACAAGTGCGAATACTAGACGATAAAGCAAAATCAATATTAAAAGTATCGCGTATCCCATTCAGCAGTACAGTCCCATAATCCTGATTAGAGGTTATCACATTTTTCCAATAATACGCTATTAGTATTAAATCGTATGGTTTGGTAGTATATGTTTCGCCGTAATAATGCGCTTCATATCTAAGGGTTAATTTATTAAAGTAAATAGTAAGTATCCGGCCAAAGTTGACACCGGATAAATCCACTTCATGTGCACTATAGGTATAATATTGTCGATTCGGATCCGAGTCAACAAACACCCCCGCGGGACCAGTTGCGACTAATTTTTTATTATTCACATCTAAATTTAAAGTACCTTCTTTTATTAAACCCTCTGAATGCCGAAACCCAATCTTATCAAAAGTGACCTGATGATTGACTATATTATTCGACAATATAGAGTTATTACCGACCACCGCAACACTACCACCCGTCATTGCTTCTTTAACGTCTTGCCCCATATTCGCCATGGTAAATATCTCATTCTTATCGGCTTTAGTCGCATCCAAAACATTGAAATTATTATCGATCCGTTTACTCAATGTTGCGGTGTTATTAATTTCATTCTCATTAACTTTATCGATAGCATCCTCAATTTTATTAAGTTTCCCTTCTGAAATTCGATCCCCGGTTTCCCATTTTGTTTTATTATAGTTACCACTTTCGTCGAAAGTATCACCGACGTTTTCTTCTTTTGGATCCACTACTTTGGCGATGGAATATCCAACAATGGCATTATTTACGCTATTATCATGGTCTTCTGATGCGATGGGTTCTCTAACTTCGATACCAAATTCAATAGGTGGGATTGATACGCGAGATTCTTTATTATAATCCATTAGACGTATCTGAAAAGAATATAAACCGACTTCTTCGATTTGATTCAGCATTTCGGCAGTTAAAACAAACGTCACACTACCGTCATTACATCGAACAATATCGGAGAAAATATTACCGCCATATGGAGTGAGAATTGCTAATTGTCCATATGAAGCTTTTTCAGATTCAATCATGTTTGTTCCGCTCATGAATTTAAATCTGCTATTAAGAATTGTAAATCGAACTTCTAATTCATAGTCGCCACGATAGACAACTATAGGTTCGTCTATTCGACTTTCTCCTTTACGCACAGTAATAGTTCTATCCGTAAATATCATTTTATTTTTCACATCCTTTTAATAAATTAGAGTAGAAGCTATATAGAAACCTCTACTCTTCTTCATTATTTTTATTTTCTAATTCATTTTGAAGTTGTTTAACTTGCGATTTTAATAAGACATTTTCATTCGATAATCTCGCTATTTCTTCTTTGTAAGTATCGATAACTACTTGAATTTTAACTTCCATGTTGAACCCCCTTAACCCGAATAAGTAAATTTGACTTTCATTGTTGCACTCATTACCGAATAATAAGTACTTGTCTGACTAGGTGGGACAGTGCAGATACCTTTGGCTGATTTTATACGATTTATCGTTGTAGCGTCAGTTATTGTTATAGTGTGACTTGTTTGAGCTGCCACGCTAGCCGTAGCGATTTTAGCTAAAGTATAGCTTGGTGATTTGGTACTTGGTTGTGTCTCGTAATTATGCACATAGAAATTATGTGTTGTTGCTGCATAATATCCAGCTTTTTCCCTTGTGAATGTGATTTCGATTTTACTAACGTTTTTATTGGCCATGTTCTCAAAGTCATCTCCGAAGAACCACCAGCCCGTATGAGCGCCATAACCCCAATCCCCGGCTTTTGGTTTGCAATCGGTTCTCCAGAATGCACTAGAAGTCCCCGCATATTGTAATGCTTGAGCGGAGCTAGCCGTATAAGTTACAACTTTTGTAGTTGTGGTTGTTGGGGCCGTATTACTACTATTTGACGCGTCGCCGCTTTCGAAAGTTGGTTTATCCATCCAGATTTGTCCGCTGTTGGCCTTATTGGTTGCAGCGAGTGTGCCTCCGGCTTGATTCGTGTTAGCGAATGAGATTTGACCCCCCGTCGCAGCTTCGAAACCGTATGCCGACGCAACGCCGCTACTACTATTCATGTGTATTTGAGCCCCGGAATGAGCGCGAAAGCCAATACCACAGTTTGTTATTTTGACGTTTGTTATATATGCATATCCGCTTGTATGACATGCTATACCTTGTTTATATCCCGTATATCCAGAGTATTGGTTATCCGGGGCGTATAAATTAATATTTGAAACTGCTAAAAATCTACATGAATTCATCACTATGCTGTTACTTCTACTACCAGCATCTATAGCGTTAGACGGGTGTATAGTACCCATGGTTGTATCATTTTGTGTTCCACCATACATAAACAGTGCTGCAGACATATGATATCCATGAATATAGCCGTATAATGTATAACCATGTAAAAGTAAGAAGATTCCACCCGATGAGAAATATGTGAAGTCTACATTTTCATAAACCGCCGATTGCAGGTGAATATAAACAACTCGCCCATTCATAAATTTTGGTATAGAATTGATAGCCGATTGTAAACTCCTAAATACAGCGCCATTAACACAAGTATTATCATCACTACCGTTACTTCGATCGACATATAGATTTACGCTACCGGTTAATGTTTTCGGATAAGCTTTATTTAAAATATCATTACAAATAATGGTGTTAGAAGAAATATTATCTTCTACCGCCAAACCTTTAGCTGTCATATCACCGTTTTCATCAATACTAAAGTTTCCACCTTTGCTAGTTTTAAATGTTGCTCCGGTAATATTACCATTTTTGTCTATCTCAAATGTCCCATCGGTAGATTGAATATCCGATGCAGTGATTGTTCCAGTATAAACCAAGCCGCTAGCTGTACATTTAAGGACATCGCTTTTTCCGTTATTCAGATAAAAACCATCATACTTCATTTTTGTATAACCACCATAGCTTGTATGCGATACAGTGACACCATCTTTATTAACGGTCGTTATCCCTTCATAATATCCATCTTTAAAAACTAATAATAAATCGTTTAATCCCTCTTCAAACTCAAATCTTAACGTATCTTCAACGCGTGTAATTTCGATCCCACTAACCGATGGGTTTGAAACATTCCCACTGACTGTAGCATTATGCTTACTAATATCAACAAGCACTCTATCATTATCATGTAACGTTGAGGTTGTATCCACAGGTGTTAATAAATCCGAACCATCCAGTTTGACATACATAGTCCCTTCATATTCAACCGCTGTTCCATAAGATGAAGTTTTATCACTTCTTTTTTTAGCATTATCATTAGTCATTTTGACGAATTGAGACACTAAATCATTATTTAATTCCAATCCACATCACCCCCATAACTCTGCCGTAAATACTGCTTTTTCTGTCACAGGACACCCCGGAACGCAATCTATAGTTTGACTTATAACTTTCGCTTTGACACCATTTAAACCAGCTCTTTTGTAATTTAGTCGCACACAGTCACCCAAGCGAACGGGACAATAACCATGCTTGTACGTTATTGTGTATTCTAATGTCGATAGTTCTCTCAGTAGCTGCTCTGCGTATTCTTGTATTTGAGCTTGTGTCGGATTCCCTAATACTCCCGGATTTGTAACCCGGTGTGTTATTCGTCTACCTCTACTAACCGTTGAGATTGGACTATTCGAGTCATTATTCACTGCTTCTCCATAATAATACTCGTTACCGTTTGAATAGATTACCTCTACAACATTTGGTATTCCGTATAAATCATGGTCTATGTCTAAATCGGGATATAGAATAGAGCTATTATCATCGGTATATGTCCATACCGGTTGAAGTGAGCGTGTATCTTGGTCAGGCAAGAATAATATACGTCCTAATTCATCCAATCCGAATTTATACTCGGCGTTCGCTAGTAAATCATTGAGAAATGTGATCCAAGTGTCGTCGGTGGCAGCTACGAAGTTTGTATGTAGGACTTGATTGTTTGTCGTTTCGTAAATCGGTGCTCTTGCTTGTTCTCTAGCTATCCTATAAGCCATACTTAATATATTTTCCCCTTTAAGAATAGAATATCCTAAAGGGGGATAGTTTTCTTTAAGCTCCAAAAGAGGCGTGTAAGCATCTAAAGTTATATTTTTAGTCTTACCATCGAAACTATAAGATGGTGTTTGAACCAAAAATGTGCCCAATGGATGCTTTTCTCTAACTCCATTTTGAATTGTTATAAGATAAATTCTAATATAACATTCTCCGAGTGGTTCATTCACATTAATGCTGGCTGACCCCAATGTCTCAGCACTTGCATCTCTATTGATACTACTACTTATAACATTTTCAACTTTTGAAATATCTTTCCAAGTTCCAGGATCAACGGTATAGTACTCAAATGTTTGTTGCATAGTACCTAACCAGTTCGTCATACTATACGCCTCCCTCTACTCTTGTAATATTAAGTGTTACTGGTACAACACCTTGGCAGTGGGTTTGATCAAATGATACAGAAATATTCGCCCAGTATCCACTTCCCGATGGCTCTCGAACATAGACGTCTCCGGTATAAATAGCTAGTCTTCTTAGCCCATAAAGAGTATCTTTATCTGATTTAATAATATCCACTTTCCAAGTCGAACTTATACCAAGTTGTGTTCCATAGTAACTCACAGGATGAGAACGCCCGATATACTCAACAAGAGATACATCCTTATTATTACTATCCGACACATCGATATTATAAGGTAGTTTTAACATCGAACCAGCCCAACTTATTTCTTCTAGAGGTTCTTCACTTGTTGTTTCAAAATCACCCCATGTTTCATCCCATTGAATAATTACAGATTTAACCCCAACATAATGACCTGGAATATCAGTATAGCTTACAGCTCCGGTTGAGTCATCTATCGCGACGATTCTATATCGAGCAAAATCTAATGATGGATGTGGGTCGGTAACATATGTGTTATCGGTATTGACTATACCGCTACCAATCTCGATGAAATTACCGTCGTATTCGCGTCTATAGACAGAAAGCGTTACACCTTCGACCAATTCCGATTCTTCGGATTCAACTACTGTAAAATATATAGTTTTACCAGATTTATCCTTTCCTGTAAATACTAAATCATCGTATATTTCGGTTGTAACATTATTAATAGAGCTACCTTCTAGTGGATCTAAAATAATACCAGTTCTTATAAATTCACCAGTCGAAGAATCATATTCAACCTTGTAAAATATCATTGGGTAGTTATCGCAATAAGGTCTTATGTGAGCACATAGAGTTTCATCATCAAATGTTATTTCGGCATTAGGATAATATCTTGCATCGGACCACGCTACGGTAAAATTCATAGAATCCTCAACATTTAGTCCAGTATTCATAGTAGCGACACAAACCATCGTATATTCAACGTTGTTCTCCAAATCCAAACTCCCAGGAGTCATTTCCAAAATTAAATCCAAACTCGTATCGTAGAATTTAGAGTATATTTCTTGACCTTTTGAAATCATTTTGACGTTTCCGATTTCATCTATTGTATCGTAAGAATCATTAGCTATTATTGAGACGTGGTAACCTATTGGTGTTTGTGATTTCGGTCCAGCAATACCTTTAATATAGAAAGGAAACGTTTCGATCGTGTTTATCGAGTTACCATCGTTATCTGTTATATCGAGTGATAGAGACGGTGGTGCATAAACATCTATAGTTCTTTCTGTGGACCAGTCCCCATATTCACCAGTTACACCGGCGGTTCTAACTTTCCATTTAACGTTGGTTCCATCTGTATATCCTGATGTATTTAAATTATAGTAATTATTTTCGTTATCTTCTACATTTCTATCGATTAGTTCGTGAGTTGTACTTACGCCATTTTTCACAACAATAAGCTGTGCTTTTGTCTCATTTGATTCGTCTTCTGAGTTATGCATCCAATATAGACGAACCGTTTCACCAACTATCGCAGTGCTAGTGGAAGACCAAGTTGTCGGTGCAGCCGGTTTTTTACCAATTATGGCAGACGATACTCCAGTCCAATCGGAAGTTCCTTGTTGGTTAACCGCTCGAACTCTAAAGAAATAACTACTGCCGGCGGTCAACCCCGTAACTTCATAGGTTGTGGTTGTTATGCTATTGATCGTTGTGGTTGCGTTTGATGCGCCTAAATATTCTTTCTTTGTCGCATATTCGATATCATATGTTTCAGCAGAGCTTACCATATCCCATGTTAATCGAACTGATGTTGCGGAAGTAGCCTTGCAACTCGTTATTCCGGATGGCGAATTTGGTTTGGTGTGTACATTAGCCGAGTAATCCGACCAATCGCTATATTGTTTACCCTTTTTAGCCCTACAACGGACTTTGTAATCATAGCCAGAAGTAATTGAACACGAGTATGATGCCGCATTAGTCTTAATCGACGCTGTTCCGGTTTTATACACCTTAGAGTCATTTTGAATTATCTGGAACTCTATTTCGGTTCCGCCAACATTAAGATTCTCGAGTTTAGCCGTTAATGTGTAATCTTTAAGAGTAACAGTGGGAGTAGATGGGGTTGTTGGAGGATTATCTGCGAAATTATACACTTGTTCCGTAGACCAAGATGCAGTCCAATAATATACATCTTTATCGTTTACTTTTTTAGTTTTAGAAATCGGTTTAACCTGAAATTTAACAAGTGTAGCGTTGGCTGGCGCGTTATAAGTACTTTGTGGTGTTGCATTATCGAATGATTTCTGCTCTTCGCTACCAATGAATCTAACACCATCTCCAGTAGCATAATACCAACGTATATCATACTTATCCGTATTTGATCTATCCCAAGACCAGGTAGCAAATATAGTTCTATCTGTATCTGACTGTAAACCAAAAGCGGTTATTGTTACTTTTGTTGCTGCTGGCGAAGTTGTTTTCGATGCTGCTGGTTTGGGTGTAGGTTTTGGATTGCTTGGTGTAACTGTAACGGTTTCTTTTATTTTTAACACTTGACCGACGTAAATGAGATTAACATTTGCTATATTATTTAGTTTTGCTAAGTAGCTAACTGTTGTGTTATAACGTTTGGCTATTCCGCTTAGCGTATCACCCCTTACAACTTTATACGTTTCATATGTTGCCATTATCTATATCCTCCTTTCTATTCTAGCTGCTCTTACTAATGTTTCGACGGCATTAACGACGTTGCTTCCATCGTCATAAGTTATACCATTTATAGTATAAGACGGTCCGTTATTATTAAGACCTTCTTTTAAGTCTTTTATTGCTGAAATAACATCACTGTTATCGTGTCTATTTTGAATTTCACCAACGGTTCCAGCCAACATTCCAGTTCTAGCGTTGATTCTAATATCTTGATCTCCAAGCATACCATTTAATAATCTAGCTCCATTTTTCACATTCGTTAAATCGACAACCGGTGTTATTTTAGGGTTTGCGTCTATATTGTCGTTAAGTATTTTTGACACGTTTGATAGTGGGTCTTTGACATTTTTCAGGACACCTTCTGCTATAGCGCTTGCTGAGTTTTCAGCCATATACGCATATTCATCTAAACCAACAGCCATACCTTCGGCCGTATATTTACCTATCCCTATGAATACTCTAGATGGCGAGTTAATACCTAGGAAATCCATAACAGCTTGAACGGCTCCACCGCATACTTCAGTCGCTTTGTTTATCACGGACATAGCTTTTGAACCCATACCGTCAATAAATCCTTGAATTACGTCACATCCGGCATCCCACAATGCGCTTGCGGCACCAACAATTCCATCTTTCGCCCATTCTAAAGCTTCACCACACGCATCTTTAACCTTAGGCCAATTTTCTTCTATCCCATCAACCATACCTTGGAGCAACTCCTTACCTCCATCTAAGAAGCCCTCTACTCCTCCAGTGATTACTTCCGCGCCTGTAGTTAATAAAGCTTCGATTACCTGTCTAACAGCATCACTCATTCGTTCTTGATTATTGGTTAAACCATCCGCAACACCCTCGATAAAACTTAACGCTAAATTAATACCAGATTCTATTACGTCGGGTAATTTATTAGCTAATCCATCCATAAAGGCGATAACACAATCGGCACCTGCTTCCACGATACCTTGAATATTATCGGCTATTCCTTGTAACACGCCTTTAACTAACTCTAACGCTGCTGTAACAACAGCTGGAACACCTCTTGCTAGACCTTCAGCTAAAGCTATAACGATATCCGTTGCTACTTCTATTACTTTCGGTATTACATTTTGAATTGCTTGTAATAAAGCCATTAATATTTGCTCTAAAGCCGTCAATATTGCGGACGCACCGTTACCAATAGCCACAGCCATATTAACAACCATTTCTCCTAATTTAGTTCCCAATTGCGGAAGTAGATTGATTAACTGTTTCAGGAATTCAACTATCAATAATCCAGAACCACCGACGGCAACACCTATTGCTGTTAGTCCAGCTCCTATCATAGTTAATCCAGCCCCCGCAGCTACAGCACCAAGTCCGAGTAAAGCTATTGCTCCGGCTAAACCTAATAGTGTCGGAACAACCGGCGTTAATATCAATCCAGCTAGACCTAATACCGTAAATGCTCCAGCTAATGCTAATAACGCTATACCAATACCCTCAAGACTCATTTGAGATAGCATTAATATTTGAGGCGTTAATATAGCTAATGCTCCAGCCATAACCACCATTGCCGCTGCTCCTAATAGACAACCACTCATCGCATACATAGCCACAGCTAAAATAGTCAATGAACCGGCGAGAACTAATAAACCTTTACCGATTTCCTCCCATGACATTCCACCCATTGATTGTAAAGCGGCACTTAATAATAACATAGCTGCAGACATCGCGGCTATACCGACACTAGCTGCTATCATCTGAGGTCCCGATAATAACATCGAAGCTGCTCCAAATACAACCAATCCGCCCGCCATAGCGGTTAAACCTTTACCTAGTTCGTTCCATTTTAGATCTCCAAAGGATTCTATAGCTTTAGCTAAAACAAGCATTGCTGCTGATATAACAGTTAAACCAATACCTAAGCCGATTAAGTTTAATCCCCCTCCACCGAATGCTGAGAATAATGCTATTTCGGCTAATATACCAGCTATTCCTGCTAGACCTTTTATCATATTGTCGGTATCCATACCACCGAATCCATCCACCGCTTTTTGTAACACTAATAATGCTGCTGATAATATCAATATTCCAGTAGCAGACATTGGTCCAAATTTCCCAAATTTTGCAGCAGCCATAAATAATGCCAATTCAGCCATTAATACACCAATTGCAACCAAACCAGAACCCATTACATCAGCATCAATAGAACCTAATTTTTCTAGAGCGCCGGCCATAACATGCATAGCCGCACCAAATATAACAAGAGCTGTCGCTGATGATACAAGTTTACCTGATGATTTACCCATTAACTTAGCCGATGCTATCGCTAATCCCATAACAACGGTTAATCCTAGGATACCGGTCATCAACTCATTAGGGTTTAGTTCGGATAAGGTTTTTAACGCTGATGCTAATATCAATACCGATGTTGAGAATGATAAGAAGAACGCTGAGATTTTAAAACCTCCACCACCAAAAATATCTGCTTTTTTCATCAACATAAATGCTCCAACAAGTTCAGCCATTACCACTGTTAAACCACCGAGACCGACAGCTAAACGCTCACTATCAATAGACGAAATTAGTAATAAAGAACCCGCTAATATAGCTATTGCGGCGGCCATTTTTATTAATGTGTTAGCATTTAAATCTCTCTGATAACTTTCTAATGCGTCTTTAACAGAACTCAGAGCATCTGAAATATTAGAACCGATTTCAGATAATGTTTCTATGAATCCTCCTGCAGATTCACCAACACCTTTTATTTCATCGAACACCCCTTTTAACATACCAGTTACTTGTATTAACAATCCACCTTTGAGCATATTAAAGAATGTATCCATGTTAACGGAACCTACAACTTCGCCAATTCCTTGAAATATCGGTTTTAATAGATTATACACACCTTTGAACCCGTTAGAAATAGCGTCAAAAAACGGTGTGAAATTTAGTTCAGAAATATAACCTAATACTTTTGATACATTGTCTTTTAGATTTAATATAAATCGTCCGAGTGTCTCAAAAGCGGTTTTAACATTCTGCGTTATCCCTTCAAATATATTAACTTTTGCTGCGGATTCTCTTAGTCCACTTAAAAATTTACCGAAATTCGCCGCAGTGTCCAATAAAGTGCCGCCTAATCCTGTGAACACTCCACCTAAAGATGGAATACCCTTAAATACCGACACTATGCCATCTTTAACTAACATTATACCGTCGAGTAACCCTTTAAATACCGCTCCTATTTTTCCAGCCGTTTGGTCGGTTATTTTGAATTTTTCAGTTAATTGTTCGAATGCTTTTGAAATCTCCACGAGTTTCTCCCCTGTAAGCGGTGGGATTACCATATCCCAAGCCATTTCTAGACCTCGCATCACTTTAGAGAAACTCTCTACAACATTAGATAGACCTTTTATTACAGACTCTCTACCGCCATTTTCATTCCAGAACTTAAGCATGGCGTTTCGAGCGTCGGTTGATGGTTGTATCATATTATTAAAACCATCACTGATTGATGTGAACAGCTTTGCGGCTTCTTCTTTATCACCAATTATGTGCTCCCATGAAGTAGCCCAACCCGATTGGACTGATTCTTTCATAGTATCTAATAATTGTGTGAATGTTTTTACCTCGGTCGCTGCTTTAAGAAGACTCTCGTTCTCTGCGAATTTGGTTAATGTTTTTGTTAATACATCGGCAGTTAGCCATCCATCTTGTAGTGTTTCCCTGAATGGTTTGGATGTATCTACAAATATACCCATTTCTTTGGCTGTTTCTTTTAGGGCATTTTGGAATAATTCACCACCCATACCAGCGTTAACAACGGAATTCCAATCCATCAAACTAACTCTACCGGCAGCTAATGCTTGAGATAACTGATACATTGCTGTTGATGCTTGTTGTGCGTTAGAACCTGAACCGGCGGCTAAGTTGGCTATACCTTTGATAGCTGTCGCCGATGTTTCCAAATCGATACCAGCAGCAGTAAATGTACCAATATTTCGAGTCATCTCTGCGAAATTATAAATGGTCTTATCGGCATATGTGTTTAACTCCCCTAATACCGCCGTAACATCTTCCATAGTCGTACCTTTGCTAGCGGTATTAGTTAGAATTGTTTGTATGGCGTTCATTTTTGTTTCATATTCAGAAAAACCAGCCGTAATAGGTTCTGTGGTAAGTGATCGCACTAGGGTTTTACCAGCATTTACTGCACTATTTGTAATATTCATCAACGCCGTCATACCTATAATACCTAATGCTGAGAATCTACCTATGACCACATCAACCCCTGAAGATAATCCCGTTAATCCGATATTTGCCAGATTTCGTAAATTATTATTAACACCGTTAAGTCCTTCCGCGGACCCCTTCATTTTGAGACTTTCGTTCAGATTATTAAGGGATTTCATAGTTGTACTTACGCCACGTTCGAATCCCTGATTATCGAATTGCATCTGAACTATCCTTTTGTCAATGGAACTCATGAGTTAACCACCTCCATCCATGCCTCCTCGGCTATCTTATCGAATACCGGACGAATGGCTGGGTTGATGTAATCTCTTCCTTGCACATATCCCCCAGTACCAGTTCCATGACCGTATTGCAGAATAACCGCTATATAGACTCCGTTATTTTGGTTTGTATTGGTCCAGTGGATGGTGGCTCCTTCTTTTCCAACTGAAATTTCATACCCCCAACTATTAGCGGTTAGTCCACTATCCACAGGTGTAGCCGCAGCTAAAGCACTTACACCCATGGCTCCATACTTATCTAAAATTTTATTAACTTTAAAATTGCTCATTTTCTTTAGAAATCTAAAAGTGTTATTGAAATCACCTTTAGATGTTATTCGTATCAAGTTATCACCCTCTTGTTCCGAATTCTTTTTTTCTCGCTTCATTCAATGCCCTATTACGAGCCATTATTTCTCTTTGTGACATTTTCTTAGGCGGATTATTCTTAACGTTGCAAACTTTCACCAGCGTCAGTAAGCGATTTAAATGCCAGTATTGACACTCGAAAGGTATGTTGTATGATACCATCCAGTAATAAATTATTTCAGATGTTATTATTTCTCTACTTCCCGGTTTTTTATCTTCTCTGAAAGTTGTAGCGGTCATCGGTCGACCTATATAGTCATTTATCGCTAATAGATTACCTTCGGTTAGTCTAGAATACACATCATCGGACACATTTTCCGTAATCGTCATACATTTGACATAATCTATTATCTCTTCCATGGACTTATCTTTTCCATCCAAGAAAGGTTTACACCATTTTGATTCCCATTTTGAAATTGAGACTAATGAATGTTCCAATTCTATTATTTCATCATAATAATATGTAAATTCACATGTTTCTTCATTGAAATACTCAAGCCCTGGTATTCTTAACTCTAACATACAGCATCACCTAGACTTATTTGCCTAGGTTTGCTGGCATAATACCATTAACAAATGCCGCTGCAGCTTTTTCATCTAAAGCGAGTTCCATGAAGATTTCGCTATATGCTTCAGTTTGAGAAAATGCTTCAGATAATTCTTTACTTTTAATAAATCGTTTTCCGTCTGCTGATTTTTCACCATAGGCTTTTAACACCATTTGTTTGAATAGTTCAACGATTCGAACATTGTCATTCGATTTAACAATTTCTTCTAGCATTTTAGAGAATCCACCTTCTACTGATAACTCCATCTCTGCTACTTCAGCTTTTGATAGATTGAAATAGAAATCCTCTGTTCTTTCAACACCATTATAATCAACATAAGTAACTGTTTTCTTTAACATAAAATATCTCTCCTTATTAGTTATTTTCGTTTTGTAAAATCTAAGAGCCTCACTTTTTCATGCGAGGCCCAAATATAAAACTATTTAATTAATTCTAAAATCTCGTTTGGTAGTGGTAAACGTGCATCTTCTACTTCAGAACCATATAATACTTCTTCGATTAATGCTAATTTTTCAGCAGGAACTCGTGTAGAATCGATAACCATTGTAGCTGTTGGGTTATGTCCTTCTACCGGAACTGGTACAGTTGAAACTTCCCAGCTAAATGTTACTGCTTCTGGACTATCATTGATTGTAGCGTATGCTTTTTCAGATGGTGCTGCTTTACAACCATAAATTACATGAATTTTATAACCTAAATCTTGTCCTTGAGTATCATTACCAACAGATGTTTTATAGCAGAACGCAAATGTTTTTCTTGTTTGTTGACCTACTGTGATACCTTCCGCGATTGCTGCTGATCCATCACATTGTTCGAATTCCTCTGGGTAAGTATAAGCTTCGATTGTTGCTCCGAACTCTTCTGCTGCGTAGATTACTACGTATTTTACGTCATCTGCGTATAAAGGTGTAGTCTCTGCCCCAGATGGACTTTCTGTAACACCCGTTAACCCGTTCCATACAACACCGCTTTCGTATTGACCGTCTTCGCCCATAACATATAAGACACCATTTTTAACACCGGTTTCGAAATAACGTTCACCGACATTGTTAAATACTAATTTTGCCATTTTTATTATTCCTCCTTATTTTTAATAATATAAATTAAACGCATAATGATAAAGATTATCAGCAATATAAACTCTAGAAACACTACACATAGGAAATGCTCGCAATACTTGTTCTATGATTTCATTGTTTGGTTTTCTATAGATAAATATCAATTCGAATCGATTGGTATATGTGTAGACCGAATCGTCTGCGCGCTTAGCATCCCCTGCGCTAATATTATATATAACACAGGGATATACTAATTGCACTGATGCGGGGGGTTGAAAATATACATTTCGCCCAGCCAATCTCTCAAGTTCTACTTGTAAACTCATTCGCTTATCCATTATATAACCCCCCTAGCGTTAAAATTAATCTGGGGTACTGAACTTCAACTTCTACAACCTTCCACTTCGATCCCATGAATACCACATAACGCATCGAATGAAAATTATTATTCGCATACGGATCTGCGATGATACTTATTTGATTCGAGATCGTGATGTCATCATTAATCTTTGCAGCGTCTCTTAATCTACGAGTATTTCGTATCACGTCGCCTATGTATTCGTTCTCTACTATTTTTTCTTCATAGATACCACGTTCAGTTTTTTCGATTGTGGCGAAACCAATTACCCCATAGAATTTAGCCATTTTGAATTCCCCTATTATTCAGCAGCGTCTTCTTCTAATACGATAGCTGAGAATGGTTTAATTAATGCTCCAGAGCAACGTGTTTCGATTAAGTATTTTTGAGCATTATAGTCGATATCGAAATCTTCAAACATTGAAACTTGTCCGCCTTTATCGGCACCAACATTATAGTCACGTAAGTTAACAATGATACCTAATACATTTTTAGATTTATCTAAGTTTTGAGCCCCTTCCATAACTGGGACTGTTACGATTTCTTTAACGCGCATAGCTGTAGCTAATTTAGCAACTGAATCATAGATAACACGTCCGTTAGCATCTTCTAATAATAGCATTTCTGTTAATACTGATTCAGAAGTAAATAAAGTTGGTTCACCAGAACCTTTGTAATCTTTTCTAGCACGTAATGATTCACGAATTAAAGCTTTAGCTTTAGCTTCAGCGTCTGTTTTATCTTCAACTACTACATTATGGTGAATAGCATATAATTCTTCTTCATTTGCGATTGAACGAATATGAGATTCCATAATTTTATAGTCGTCATCTGGTAAACGTCCATCACCAACTAAGATTGCACGTGCGATTTCTTCTTCTAGCATCATTCTCATTTCTTTTTTAACAAATGCTACTACATCGAAATCTGTAATATCTAATACGTCATCTCGATGTAATTTTTGTTTTTTATACACAGTTTGAGGGTCAGTAGTACGTTTTAATAAAGTGAATACTTCTTCTTTTTTTAAGTCACCTTTCATGTAACCTAATGCACGAGCGTCTTCTTCACGAATATCAGCTTGTAAAGATTTGATACGAGAGAATGGCGTGCGGTGTACCCCAGACATTACTTTTCCAACCCATCCCATGTCGCGACCAACAAAGTCTGGTTCTTTATTTAAATTTTTAAATTCAGGGAATAAATATCCAGGTTCATCGATATGTTCGATACCGTGTTGTAAGCAACTTTCTTTTAATGATCCGTAACGTTTAGCGTCACGTAAAATAGTTTCCATTTCAGCATGAGTTAACGTATCGTTAGCTCCTTGATTATTTTCATGTTCAAACACATTATGTTTCATTTCATCTTCTCCTCCATTTTCATATTCATCAGAATGTTTAACATCTGCGCCTTCTAAGGCTTGTCCAATTAAAGCATACATAACATTGCGTTGTTCTTCAGTCATACTATCAACAACATCTTGAACTGTTCTTTCTTTATTATCGGCCACTTCTTTCTCCTCCTCTTTTTTTTTATTTTGACTTTTTTCGTCAGCATGAATTAATACTAATTTTTCACCGGTGTAAATAACACCTTCTTCATCCGAAGCTTCACCATGTCTTAAGATTGAATCGATGAATGCTCCTGGATTAGCTCCGGCTAATACTAGACTTACTTCCCGGATAACCCCATGTTCAACATTACCACCTTTTTGCTTTAGTTGATTGGCGTAGATAGATAGTGCTGTTACATCTCCATGTTCCACGAGCATTTTTGCGTTTCTACCAGCTTCTGTGTCATTGAATTTACAATACGCATATACTCCAGATTCTCTATTTTCAAGTAAAGCATGTCCTAAAACATTAAGTGGATCGTTATGTTGGTGATTCCAAACTAGAGGGACTGTTTGTCCATCATTATGTTTGAAAGCGTCTCTTAGGATAGTTCTACCATCTGAACATTTAAGATTATTCTTAGTAGCCCATCCGCTGAAATCGTATTTCATTACTTACTCACCTCTTTTTCATTCTTACTTTTTTTCATTTTGATTTTCTTCAGGCTGTTTATTACCGTTTATCTCCTCGGCCGATTGATTTAGGTTTTTATTACGTAATTCATCAGCACCAGGATCCTTCGATGGCATCATACCAACTACTTGTCTTATTTCATTAGATGTCATTATTTCATTTCGTGTGAATTTGTCCGCTATTTCTGCAATATTCTCCACTGGAACTAACTTAAACGGGTCTCTGAAGAACATTACCGATTGTTTTTGTGCCCTTGCTGTTTTTGTTAAGAATTTTCGTTTTATCTCATCCACGATTGCGGCGATAATTGGTTCGATTGTTCTATTATAGTAGTTAAGCATTGTTTTTTCATCGGCACTACCTTCTAGTATACTTTGAGTTAGTCCTAATTGACTATATAGCATATTCGTTAAGTATTCAACTTGTTTCATTAGATTGTTTTCTGCCGGTCTATTTAACTGTGTTATTCTTTCTGTTCCATCAGTATATGCTATACCATATTTAGAACCTGCCAATTGCATCTCAATGTCTTTTCTTCTTTCTTCTGCCTGTTTTCGTCTAGCTTCACTTTTGATAACGTAAGGTAACTGAATTATCAAATCCAATTTACCAGCACTTGTTTGTTCATCCACAACATCTAATAAATTAAGTTTTCGAATTAAACGTTGCATTGTTGAGTTCGGTTCATTTATTACTGCGTATAGCGGGTTTTCGATTATCGCTACTGTTGATTTAGGAAGTGTTAATTCTTCGTGTATACCTTTTTTATCGTTATACACTCTAACTCTTACGTGTGCCGGATACCATTCTAATATCTTACCTGTTCGCATTGTGTTTATCTCATAAGAACCAGATATTGCTGGGTTTACGGTTGTGTCTACCGGCACAATAGCAACACACCCTTCGTCCAACATAGACATTACCACATCTTGTAAGAACGCTCTGCCTGTTTGGTCGATATTAGCTTCAACATTCAAACAATTATGTAGACCGGAATTTATCTCTTCCGTATATCTACCATTATCATCCAAACGAACATGTTTGATGGCGATAGATGAGACATCTAAAGCTAGACGATTATATACAGATGTTACTATTGACTTCTCAACACCTCTCGAAAAATGAACTCTATCAGGTTTATAAGTACTAAAGCCACCTAAATTCTGAGGATTGGTGTAGCTATTATCATTATAGACGAACGCATTCCAAGCATGTTGTAGTCTATCTCTTATTCTCATTTTGAATTTCCACCTCCTTTCATATATTACTCTTGTTTCGTAACCAATTTTTCTATCTCAGCATCACTCAATTTAGTGTTAGGATGTTCTTGTTTATATAATAATACTTTTTTATCGATATTTGCTTTTGTTGCTATTTTAGTAAGACTATGTGATGCAATAAAACTCGCTCCGGTTATAACTAATTCTGGTGCAAGAACAGACGCTTTTGCTTTTTTTAGATTTTTATCAATCTCAGAATCAGTCATAGCGCGTTTAATATATTCATAATTTCCATCGAACGTTATTATCGGTAACTTAGATTTATAACCGCTGTATTTTTTATCATTTACATCTACGACGGCATTCACACCTTTTTCTATTAACTTGCTATAAAACTTATCACTGTCACCGTCGCTTTTTTGCATAAGCATAATATTGAATAAATCATACCCTTTAGTCTTTAATTCTAAATCTGTTAATTGCTTACCATCTTTTAGCTTATATCCGACTTTATCCAACTTACCATTAGCAAGCCCTAATCCTTTCACGAATAGATTACCGTCTATCAAACTCTTCGTTCTATTCTCAAAAGACTTTCTAAAATCCGCATCAGTCTTATATAATTCGGCGAAGGCATCGGTTGCTTTTTTTTCTAGAAGCTATCTTAACAGCCTCTTTATTTTTAACAGTTACGTCGTAGATTTTATCCATAGTGTGTTTTTCGTTAGGTTCAAATTCTTCCAACCATTCATGCTCGGATTTAGCCTTCGATCTTAAATCGTCACCCAAAATTCCCTTATATTTAACTTTATCACCTTTATTGATCGCTAAATACTGCCTACCATTATGTATTTCAGCGTTAGCATCCAGTCTCATAATTCTTTGAAAATCGCTGTTCTCTTTTATTATTTTATCACTCGTATATCCCTTATATTTAGCATACGCAACCGCTGAAGCTACAGTAACAACCGCTGCCGCAGCTACGAATTTTTCAGTTCTAATTCTTTTAGCTGCTGTTTGTTCTGCTTGTTCTCGAGTCATGCCGTTTTTCATGTACTTCTCTTCTAGTTTTAATCTATGTAGCGATTTATTCTCTGGTATTTTGTAGGTTTTCTGTTTTTTCTCTTTAACTCCGGATTCTCTATATACAGTAGCGCCAATATCTTTAGCTTTTTTTGCTACTTTATCCGCATATTGTTTATTATTTCGTCCATACACTTTAAATGTTTGTCCGTCTATTGTCACTGATTCACTCGTTTTTCGTCCAATATTCGGTTCGTCATATCGTTTTTTCCAGCGGGAGTTAAAGAACCATCTTTATTTTGAAATCTTCGTACACCCCATTTTTGTCCTTTAATACCATGATGATATAGTTCACCTTGTCGTGCACAAGTCCAAGTATTCATCTTATCACCCCTTACTCAAAGGCGTCTTTATTAAGTTTATATGCGACATAACCATCCATCATCGCAGCAACCGCATCTATCTTCTGGTCATATCGTCTTTTTAGTAACTTCCTATTACCATTAGTATCTTCTAGAGTTATACAATTCCCCATAGCAAATGTCATAAGTTCTTCGTCAAAGATTAACATTCTTTCTTCTGCTAATTTTTTAAGTTCCCCTAATGGAACCGACTCGGTTTTAGCTCCTTGTATAACTTTCTCTATACCAAATGGTCCGTTTTCTCGTTCCCATCGTTCAACAAATGCTCTGGCGTTATAAGGGTCAAACCCGAAACATCGAATATCGTATTCTCTATCGACTATATGCGCGTCTAAGTCATCATAAACTTCTTCCATATCTAAAACGGTACCCTCGAGAACTATTAGGCTTCCTTCCCTCATAAATTCGTCATACTTCAACCTCATTGCTCCTGGAAGTTTATGTAATGTCTTATCGGTTATATAGTTTCGAGTCTTTATTCCGAACGACCCGTCTCTTAATGGGAATAAGAATGTAAATGCACAGAAGTCATCCCCCTGAGATAAGTCCGCACCCATGGCGCACGGCATACCCCAGAAATCTCTTCGTCTATGCGGTAGTGTTTCGTCATAAGTAAAGAAGTATGTGTAACCCTCCATCGGTATTCCAAAACGTTTTGCTAGAATATCATTTCGAACCGCCGGAGCTTTCTCAGCTCTTTCGACATCCAATTGATAGGTCTCATATGTTACGGTTTTACCAAGATTCGGGTTTGCTTTCAACCATGTTCTGGGATCTCCTACTTCTTCTACTTCATCCAAACGATAGTACCAAATCGATACATGAGGGTTAATGTATTCACCTTTAAGGATTTCCATTAATTCCATTTTGATTGTATCTCCGCTTCCATTACGCACAGTACCCTCTGAACTCATAGCTATGATTAAATAGTCATCCAATTTAGATGCCCCTTGTTCTATGGCACCTATTACGTCCTCCCGTATATCCCCCGATAACCATTCATCGACCGTTGCAATTTTACAACGTAAACCTTGAAGTTTGTTAATGTTCATAGGTCTAATCTCCAATAAAGAACCGGTTAAGAAGTTCTCTATCCCTTTCTTGGTTGATGCTAGCTTTGTTCTATTAGCTTTAGAGCCGGTGGTATTCTGTAAAGACCCTTCTGTTAAGAACTGAAATAGAGGTCCTTTGGCTCTAGTAATGGATGTACGCATTGGCGATAGTATCTCTTCTGCTTGTTTCATTGTTGGAGCAGTTGTTATCTGGTGTGTGGTTGTAACATCCACATTAAGGAAGTAATTTTGTATCAGTGAACCATACATCGATTTTGCCGCACCCCTTGCGACTATAAGATACTGTTTATTAATCAAACGTTTCTTTATCTTTTTGGTTACATATCTACCACCATGCCCATCTGGCGATGGCTCAAACACACTTCGTTCAACAAAGTAGTACCAACCGAATACTTGTTCGGCCCACAACTTGAACGAGTCCAATAGATGTAGATCCCCTCCGTCAGTTAATGTTAATTCATTTTCACAGAATTCAATGAACCCATTAATTGCTTGATCGTCATAGTAGATTCCAGGGTTCGCAATTAGGTCGTCGATTCTGTTCATCTCCATTGAGATTTCTTTACAAACTGGTATTTCACCTCTCATCACGGCGTCCCTGAATTTACCGTAATAAATCGGAGTAGCAGTATTCGACAACGCCATTTTGAATTCTCCTTTCAAATATTAAATTATTTTTTAGCTGCGTCCATCATTTGTTTCATTGTCACAGCCATACCTAGCGCACTGCTAGCAATAGCCAAAGCCGACCCCGCTTTTTCCAACCATTCAGAAGCGGCCGATTTACCAACTTCAGCTTCTCTCGAACGCATTACTTGTGTATATCGTTCCTCCATATTTAAACGATTAACCACCTGTCTTAATTCTTCGTCAGTCATATTTTTTAGATCAGTTTTAATTTTTTCTTCATAGTCTTTATGGTCTTTATCTGATTGGTATTTTTGTGCGGATTTAACAAATCCACTTGCTTTTTCTACTTTACCATGTAGTTCGGTATAATCCTCAGTTGTTGCTTTACCATATCTAAATCTACCAAGCGGTGTTAGAGTCCCGTCAGCATTTTGGAATCTTCGTTCACCCCATTTCATCCCTTTGATTCCATGGTGTTGCAGTTCGTCGGTTCTGATACATGTCCATTTACTCATTATTATCACCTCCTTTATCTTTATTATCGCCTTCCAGATAGAGACGCCATTCTAGCTCTGCCAGCATATTATTGATACTGTCCATTAGAGCGGAGCTAGTTGGGGGGTCAAACATTAATCTAACTTTAAGGTAGACAAATGTTCGAACTGCGTTTTCATTTTGTGCGGTACAATAATCACTCCATTTCTCATGTCCATGTGATATAGAAAACCCTTCGGCTGGTCCGACTCCTAATTGGTTTAGTATCATGAATACAGTGTTTATATGAATGATAATATCGTCATCAAACGCTTTGTATTCAGGTTGGATTCCTAGTAATTTTTTAATAGAAGCTAGAATATAATCCATTTTTATCACCTCCTCCAGGGACAAGTGTCGTTCTTACTTCGTTCTACAATGGTATTGAATAGTAAATTCTCATCACCATAATGTATTGCTTGGTGGGTTTTATGACTTGTGCAGATTAGGTATTCCGGATTTAATAGGTAATCAGTCTGATGAATGAGGTCATCTTTTGTTATAGGATTCATATGATGGATTATTATTCTCTTACTTAACTCGCGATCTGGTATGGCCAAATCACAAGCGTTATCTCTTATTATTATCTCATTTCGTAAACTCTTCCATTCGCTTGAGTGATAAAACTGTTGATTTAAATATCGATCAAATCCAAATGTGGCGTCGCCAACATTAGCTTCTAGTTTTAAATATCTGAATCTATCTTCGAATGTTGTTAACTCCATTAATTTGCTATAAGTTCTTATGTAGCCTCTAGTCATCATACTCATCTTCTTCGTCTTCCGAAGAATCATTTTGGCCACTATAGTTTTTCATGGCATTAATCGCATTGGTGTAGAGCTCTTCAATTCGTTTAGCGGATTGTAAATTTTCAGTTTTAGCTTCGATTAACGCTTTTTGTTTCTCTAATATCTCTCTTTCGATTCTTTCTTTGGTGGAACCAAGCTTCAGGTAGTGTGTTATCACTTGTGACGACGCGGTTCCTTCTATTAGTTGTTTCTCAGCCAAGTCTACAGCCAAAGCTATAAGTTGATTCTCCCTAGCTTCTGGTGTAGTAGCAGGTCGAATTTTCTTCGGTGTATCTTTAGGGCCGGTTTCTTTTTTCTTAGACACTCTTTTAACCCCCTTTTTTATTAAATATAAATCTATTACGGTGTATTTAGCGCGACTTTCAATCCACTTTTAGACACTGAAAGGAGAGGAAAAAGTGCTAAATTAACCAGTCAAGGGAAGAAGATTGAAAGCCGGGGTAAATACACCGTAATTTGTTTCCCAAAAATATACCCCCGGAGAATTTTTAAGG